ATGGCAAAAGTATCAATCATTCTCGACCAGAGAAAAGCCGACAAACAAGGTCGGTTCCCAATCAAGTTGCGCATCAGCGCACAAAGTTCTAACACGTCTATCTCGACGAATGTGTTTGTCTCTCCACGTGATTACGTTGGAGAAGCGGAGCACGCGGTGGCACGTACATGCGCCAACGCCAAGCAGATCAACAAAGACATCTGCGAACTTCATTACATGTATCTGAGCGCCATCATGGAACTGGAGCGCAGTGGGCGACTTCTGACGATGAGTGCTGCCGACATCCGGGACTACGTAAACAAGGGCAAAGAGTTCGTTTCTGAACACACGTTCAGCGATACGCTTATCGAATACCGCGACAAATGCCGCGCAGCTAAGACGCAGCAGGGGTATGACTATGCGCTACAGATGATGGAGCGGTTTGTCGGGAAAAAGAAATTCTTGTTTGAGGAGATAGACTATCTTTTCCTGAGCGATTTTGAGCGTTGGATGGAAGATAACGGTCTCGGCATGTCAAGCCGCAGCATCGTCTTCCGGAATATGCGCGCTGTGTATAATTACGCGATTAACAATGACTGGGTAAATATGCAGTCATACCCTTTCCGTAAGTTCAAGATTAAGCATAGCAAAAAAGCGAAGGAATATCTTCCGGAAGATAAGATGCGTCAGTTGCTCGCGCTTGACCTTTCCGGTGTGCGAAGCACCGGCATCGCTCTTGCACGAGATTTCTTCGTGCTGTCGTTCTTGCTATGCGGAATAAATCCCGTTGACCTATATAACCTACCCAAACAAAAAGACACTATCAGTTTCGTCCGGCAAAAGATTCAGTTCCGTGAGCCGGAGGCGGTCCATATCGGTATTCAGCCGGAAGCGGATTATCTGATAAACGAGTACAAAGGTATATCGCATTTGCTGAATTTGTCGGAGCACTATCATTCCTATTATAGTTTCTACTATTTCATAAGCCACCGGATCAAGAAACTTGGCGACATGATAGACTGTCCGGACTTGTCATTATATTGGGCACGGTATTCATGGGCAACGTATGCATGTAAGTTAGGCATACCTGATAGTATTATTAGTAAGGCACTTGGTCATGCTGATGCCTCATTAGCGATGAGTACGTATGCTACATTTGATTGGAAATTAGTAGATGAAGCAAATCGGAAAGTGATAGACTATATACTTGGAACGTCTGCATAAAAAAACCGGACTCCCGTCCGGCTCCAACATGATACTTGGTATCACATCGTTTAATTCCAGGTGCAAAGGTACTGCTTTTTTGCGATATATGCAAATAAATTGGCATAAAAATGCAAAAATCTTCAAAAAACTTGCATATTTCAAAAAATAGTAGTAATTTTGCACCCGATTTACACGGAATACTCGTGTATGTCGTTCAAAAAAGTTATTGCGAGATGTTGATTCGGCTATTATATAGCGTGTGATGCAAGTCACATTTCCCTCCGCCAGAGTGGGGCTTAGGCCTCGCTCTTTTTATTTCTCTGCATTTTTGCTCAAAATCATTCGTGATTACTGCATTTAGGGCAGTCGCAAACGACGCGAAGAAGACTACCGGCAAGGGCACAAGCCACATCACCTGTGATATAAGCTATCTCTTCTCCGTGATGAGGAATACCGCAAGCCTCAGCAAGATCATCACCAAGGTGACGTAACTCATGGGAGAAGGTATTGACGGTTTCTTCAACGGATGTCGCATGGCCGATCACCACTACGCTTGCACGCTCCGATGGCGATGAGTATGTCATGCCACTGTTACGCACGGCGCGTTGCAGATGCCGTTCTGCTTTCATCAGTTGTGCGCCATCAATACCGATATGCTCAATGAGGTTCAGGATCTCGGCGGCATGTTGCGCCTTGGCATCCATGAACACGTATGCACGCCAGTTGTATTGCTCTATGTCAATTACCTCGCGTATCATAGCATATCTTCCCAATAGATGGTGCAGTCCTCTTTCATGCAGGTATCGGCATAGAACCGCACAAACGGCATACCATCGTACCCGTCCGGGTCGCCGATGTAATCAGCCACGTACCGAACAAGGTGCGCTTCATCTGCTATGGACGAGCCGAGGAAGTCAGCCTTGCACATGTTCGCCACATAGAGCGCATCGTACAGATGCTGCGTCTTCAGTTCGACACCGGCAGCTTTGAACGCTGCTTCCAATGTCTCGCGTGTGTAGGGTTTGATAGGTTTGCCCTCTTTGTCTCGCATCATCTTCACTGCCCACTCTTCCATAGCCGGACTGAAATGCCAGCCGTAGTTAGACAGATAGACACGCATCGCACGCGGTTTGTCTTCGTATATATCTTTAGCCATAATAATCAAAATTAGAGGCAAGAGTGGTAGGTGCAATTTTTGCACAAACCACTCCCACCTTGTTAGCGATTAGTGACGACGCTCACCATAGCGGTCGTAGTCATCACGGTACGATCCACGCTCACGGTAGTCATCACGATAATGACCACGTTCACGGTACTCGCCGCCGAACTCCTCTTCCATGTCCTCTACGTCCTCGCAGATTTCAGCGGAAAGGAGTTTGAGGGCTTTCACTTTGCGCTTGAACTCCTCGACGGAAACGCCGGAGCCATCGCGCTTACGGATGATAGTAAGTCCCATAGTTGTACCTCCTATTTTTTCGTTTCGAGACTACGGGTAAGCATTTGTTCAATGCGACCGATAGAACTCTCCAGACCGCCTACACGGTTTGCAAGGCTTTCAATTTCCTTGCTCCGCTCGGCTTCCTGTTTGATTTGCGGATTCAACTCTTGGAGCAATTCATCGCACTTGCGCACAATCTCCTTGTGCTGATCCATGCTGTCAATCACTCGTTGCGAGTTGGCTTTCATCACAGACAACTCCGTGGATATAGCCTCACGGCTCTCGCTGACCACACGGTTATTCCCGCAGTCGGAAATAGTAAGCGTGGCAGGAATTTTCTTCAACTCGATAGGTTTACCATCGACTTGCATGGATATATCCACCGTTGCCGGTTGTGAATTGGCAAATACCACTTGTCCGAATTGGTTGACCGGCTGACTGACAAACGTCACCTCGCCCGTCTCAATCTTCAGTTCATTCTTATGCAGCACATATAAAGGCGTGCCTACCCGTAGATTCTGAAACATAATGTTAAAAAATTAGTTGTTAATTACCTTGTGTCGCAGCCGCAGCAGCCGCAGCCTGTGTCGTACCGAGCAGTTGCAGGGTATTGCTTTCGCGGTCGAAATAGAACTCGTATACGCCTGTTCCGGGAACGTCCGCAATCGTCAGAGCATCACCACCGGCTTTCGTAGCCGCCTGCGTACTGCCGTTAGCACTGAATACTATCGGCAATGTGCCTGTTGCTCCGTCAGGGAATGCTTGGGCGATCTTAATGAACAGCGTACCGCGTGTTCCGCAGACCTTGAATGGCGGGAGGGTGAACGTCGCAGTCGCCGTATCTACTGTCAGTCCCGTAGTGGCTAACAGCAGCGAACCGCGACGGTTCACAAACAGCCATGGGATAAAACTAAAGAAGTTCCACATAGTGTCCTCCTTTCTGCTTTATCCGAAGAAACCGTTTCCTCCGTAACCGTAGCCATAGCCACCGATGCCGCCGTTCACGTACAGACCTGCTGCAGTGCTTGCGGGCATAGCAACGAGGTTCGGGTACTGAACGCTGACGGTGTTCGGCATACAGCCCTTGATGGCCGTTACCTCTTTGCTCAACTCGCTCAGCGATGCAGCCACCGGAGCAACGCTTTGTGCTACGTAGCCTTGGATAGCCGCCGTCTGGTTGGCGTTGTCGATGGTGGTGCGCAGAATGGTGTTCTGCTGTGCCAACGCATCAATCTTGCTCTGCATCTCGCGTTTCTCGAGGTCGCAGAACTTGTCGTTGATGACGGTCGTCTGCTCACCGATCTTCGCAAGGATAGCGTCGGTCTGCTGGAGCGTAGCCAGACGGTTCTCATAACTCTGGGTTGTGATAGCGTTCTTGGTCTCGCAGCAGCACGAAGCCAGTTTGCTTGCAAGGTCAGCGTTACCTGATTGGATAGCGTTCACTACCTGCAAGCCGGACATGCCTACTTGGTTGCCTACCGACTGAATGCCGAGGTTGACGGTGTTCAGGCTCTGTTGGAGAGCAGAGATGGATACGTTCATGGTCGAAGCCAGTTGCGCAATCGCATCACGGTTACCCTGAATAGCCTGCATAAGCAACTCACGACCGTCGTTGTTGTTCATCAGGTTAGCGAGAGCAGCGTTACCGTTGCCGCCGAAACCACCACCGAAGCCGTTGTTACCAAAGATGCCCCATACCACGAGCAACGCGATAAGGTCACTCCAGCTGCCGTTGCCGCCGAAGCCGCCACGACTGCCCAAGAACCAGGGGAGCATGGAATTTACACTACCGCTCTCGGAGGGTGTGTAAATAGTTGTACTTTCTGCCATAATTATTTAATGGTTTTAATTGTTAAACATAGTGCCTTTAGCGCGCTTTCAAAAGACTGTGCAAAGGTACTGCTTTTGGCAGACGTGAGGAATTAGTTACGCAATAGATGCGGCTTCAATGCGGACGCGATGCGACCATCCATCTGACGGAATAAATAAGAAGACTTGCTGAAACTGTTATAGTCTGCCAAATATCGGCTGACACTATGCGTGCCGCTACGTTGCATGAAACGAGCGATGGAGATAGACGGAACGCCGAGCGACGCGCAATAGTGTACGAACAGACTACGTGCGGCGACGAGATCATCCGTCTTGGTCTTAGATAGGATTTGTTCCGTGGTTAATTCGGTAATTTGTGCCACAATGGCAAGAATTTGTGCAAAAAGTTCACTTTTCATACGATAAATTTGTGTATGTCAAAAATTTGTAGTAATTTTGCACTCGCAAACGTACGGTATATATAGACATAGGCGCCAAACCGCCGGCTTTGAGTGTATTATTCTCTCTGTCGTGGTGGTTTGGCACCTCTATTCTTCGGCTAAGTACGTTTGCAATCCTTTTTAGCCGAAGTTCGGCAGGGAGTTTTTTTGTACTCCCTACTATATAAAACGATATTTTTCTATTATTTCTTCATTATTTTATTTATAAATTGCTATTAAAATTTGCATATATCGGAAATTTGTTGTAACTTTGCACCCGCAAACGTACAATAAAATCCAATCTTATGAACAAAAATCTTATTTTATGCGCTCTCATTGCGCTTCTTTGCCTTTCTTGCTCGAAGAAAGATGAACCCAACCAATCCAAGTTAGTAACATTCAAGGTAACTGCGTTCGAGCAGAGTACCGAACCGATGGGCAGCCCTCGTAAGGCTCCGCAGGCGACGATCCTCGATGATGAGGGTGGCGTGGCGCTGACGGACTTATATATCTTCGACGGCAGCACGCAGGTCGCGCACCAAGTCTATGACGACGACCATGACGCTTTCGGCACGGTCACGCTGGATCTGACCCACGGTAACCATAACCTATCCTTCATCTGTACCCGCTCCACCGGCATCAGCGTGGAGAACGGTGTAATGACCTTCTCCGGCATCCGTCCGACCTTCGGCAAGCTGCTTGCCTTGAATGTATCAAGCAGCACTCCTGCCCAGAACCTGGAACTCGACCGCATCACCGGCATGCTCTATGTCACTATCAACGACGAGTTCCCGGCAACAGCCAATCAGATTGAGTTCGTCCTGGAGAACAAGTACAACCAGATCAACGTGGCGAGTCTGCTCGGTGTCAATGGTGACGAGTGGAGCCAGAAGGTATCATGTACCGCCAAGGTCGGCCAATCCGGCGTGCAGTATAATTTCAGCACCATCTGCCCGAGTCTGACCGAGGAATACACGTCAGATCTCACCATCAATGTCTATAACTCGCTCAACGCGGTTATCTACAGCGTCACCATCGAGGACGTACGTTTCGCAGCTAACACGAAGACGCTGCTTTCCGGTAACCTGTTCACCACCCCGTCGGCCAGCGTATCGGTCAACCACACATGGAACACAAACATCGTCGGTACGTGGTAAGCCAGACCCATGTCGAACCGCTGGAGACACATATCCTCTGCGCCAGTAACACGACATCTGTCACGTTTACTATTACTGTCAAGCCTACTTGGGATGACACATCTGGCAGCGTGTTCTAAAAAGGACGAGCCGGAGCAACCGTCCGTGGACGAACATGTTGCTGAAGTCGGCAAAACGATAGTCCTTCAGACGGACTCGACCGAGTGGGCGGTATATCTTTTCAAAGAACACTTGTACTATAGCGAGGCGGCAGCTATCACCTTGCCTGCCCCTTGGCGCTTACCAACTCGGGAAGAAGCGATAGTCCTTCGGACATTAGAGTTCGCTTCCCCGAGCGGTGAACGCTTTGTTACTTCCGATGGTTATACGTTTGGAATGCCGAGTGCGTCCGTATCGAAAGCCGGTTCAAAGACCAAGTATTCCGTGTTAGGACTATGGCGGCGACGTTCAACCATCATTATTGAGTTTTAACCCATCGGCGGAGCGGGTTGCGCAGGTGGTGTGCCGGGTTGAACCGGCATACCGCTTTGTGCGCCTTGCAGGGCTTGTTGCTGAGCCGCAGCAGCCGCAGCGTCCTGCTGGGCTTCTGCTTGCTCTTGCTGATACTGCTCAACATCCTCCAGAACCTTATCTGCTCCGTTGAGTGTGGTGTTTTTAAGCCATACTTGTGCAGGTATTGCACCGGACTCAAACAAGGTCTGCAACATCTGCTCACGCTGAATACGTGCAAAGCCTGCTTGCGGCGACTTAATGAGTTGCAGATCAAACAAGGTCTGACGCAGACGTGCCGGAGTATTGATGATATACTCAATCTCATGCGTATAGTCTGCACCGGCAATTTCGAGGAAGCGGCGTTTGTCGTAGTATTGCAGCTGCAGCATCATCAGTTTGTTGTTCAGACGGTTTATCAGCGCATTGTACCACTCCATGCCGTTAGCGATATTGTTGTTCGCGTTCTGCGTCTCTTGGGCATACAATGCCGCCGGAGTACCTGCGGTCGGTCTCTCGCCACGTAACGATCCGTGCGCACCGCTGACCTCGTTGGCGATGTTCATATAGAACTCCAACTTACTGTTGTCGTCCGGGTTGCCGGTATGGTCTGCCATGCGCTCATATACTTTTTCGCCATCCTTAATGCGCAAACCTATCACGCCTTTAGGATTTGTATAGACCTTAGCAAAATCCTCTGTTGACACGTTACTGCGGTCTAATACCTCCTGATTAACCCATATAGCACCCTTGGCTCTGTTCATGCGTTCATACTCTGCACTCGACAGCAGACGGTTTATCATACGCTGCGAGTTGCGCAGGTCGGACACGTTGGAATGAATCTCGCCATTAAGCAACGGGAAGCCGCCAATCACAAACGGATGACTGCCGTGCAGGTACGGCGACACTTCCGTCTTCAGTACGTAACCTTGCGGTGTCATGTAACGCACCACCCAATCGGTATCAACACGATACTCAACGTGCTCACCGGTCTGCTCGTCCACGTAACCGACTTCAATCAGCGATGCGTTCTCGGCATACCCTCCTGCTTCCACTACCTCCATGATGCGGCGGTTGTTCTCGGCTTCTATCCACGCCTTACTCTCTGCCGTACAAGGTAACGTGAACGACTCGCCTTTGCCGGTGTCCCAACACGGATAGACAGCGTGACTCTCTTCGCGCCATACCTCGATAACGCGGCATTGTCCGGCGTGCATCGGCTCAAAGAAACTCTTATACACATCACGGTGCTCCTCGCTGAACTGCTCCGGTGTTTCCGGGCATTGCCATTCCACGTCCTGATAAGCCGCCATGATCTTCTGCGCCATCGTGTCAGACTTGGCGTACTCGCTCAACACCTCCGCAAGCGTCATGTCGTGCAAGCAGCCGATGGTGTGGATATGTTCAAAGAAGCTATCGTTATTATTGAAGTCCCAGAACATATCGTTCACGTTCATCAGCTCCGCATACACCTCCTGTATCTTGCGCTCCTTATCCCAGCCATAGCCGGTACGGAAGCACGGGATAGCGGATATATTGAACTCCGTGTAGCCATCGACATACATACGCTGGATGTTCTTGGCGTTCACGGCATAGTTCAGCGTGGTCGTCAGTAGTTCGCCCAACTTCTGCTCCTCACGGACACGGCTCACCACATACGGCTCCATAGCGTTGTCGCAGTACACGCCGACGATAGCCTTTATCTTTGGTAAGATGATGTTTATCGACAATGGGATATAACCTTGATCCACAATGTACTTGAACTCGGTAATCGCGCCGCAGCCGTTTGGGTTTGGAATGAGTTCGTTGAACTGCTTGCCATTGAAGTAGTCATAGTTGATCTGCCTCTCTTGGCGCATGGATGCCAGGGAAGCATACATCAACGCACATTGTTCAAGCAGTTTGGTGTTCTCTTCCCAATCTTTCCACGCAACTTTGTTATTCGGCGTGTTGCCGTGTCTGTCCGGCAGCAGGTTCTTGCGTTCAAAGAACCGCCGCGTCAGTCTGGTAATAGGATTGTCTTTTGCCATAGTTGTTATTGTTAATCGTGCCAATGATCTTCGTCGGTGAACGGCGGGATGTTGTAGCCGTAGATAAAGCGACGGAAGCCACCCATGCGACGCACAGCCTCCTCAAACTTATTGCGATACTCACGCGCTTCACCCTGAGCGTTTGCAAGGTCGGCAGTAAGTGTTGAAATCTTTGTGCCTTGCTTGCGGATGGTTTCCTCGTGCTCCTTAATAGTTGTGGTTTGCTCGTTAATTGTCTTTTGACGAGCCTCAGCAAGACCCTTCCAACTCTTAGAAGGACAATCGACTTGCAGGCGCAGTTCATCGTACTTTTCTTTCAACTCAGCGTAGCACTTGTCCTTTTCATCACTGATACGCTTTACTTTGTCGTACTTCTCTTTCAGCAGCTCGTAGCCGCCTTTGTGTTTCTTCTCTGACATAATTTACTATTTTTTTAGTTACACCTTAAACAATACCACCTTGCCTTTGCTGCCATCGTTATACATATCGACATGCACCCACGTCACGGCATCTTCCAGACGGACAGGATGCGGTAGCAGACTCGCTTTCGCCTGAATCAAACTCCGCACCTCAGCCGCCGTCATACCTTTCGCGTCAAAGTCCACACCTTTGCCGGTGCTGTGCGCAGACATAGATAACTTATTCTTCTCCGTCTTGGCTTTGATCAGCGGTGACAGGTTCGTCCGCAGACCGCGTTCGTCAAACTTACCGCCGGTCATCCATGTGTTGATGGTCATCGGGGCTTTGATGATCTTGTCACGCAGCGCCAACAGGGTTTCCAGCAACCGCGTGTCGAAAAAGTTCCAAGCGAAGTCGCCGTATTTCTTGTAGGTCGGCTCGTCCACTAACTCCCGCAGCGAGAAATAACGCTGCACCTCTTTGATTAAGTCTTTTCTTTCCATACTATTCTTTATTTGGCATGTATCTTTGGTAATCATTGCAGAGTGCGGCGCAGGAACATTGCGTCCGGCAATACGGTCGCCACTCGCAAGTATAACAACTATCTTCCATACAATGCTATAACTATAACAGCCAATACAACTACGGAAATAACAGCCCACAACTTCCAGTTCTTGGCTAAGCCTTTTATCTTCTCGTTGTATTCTTTATCTTCTTTGATCTCCTTTAACAAAGGATTTGTCTTGGGTTTATAGTACTCACATATCCACATGTTCAGTGGCACATTCACTTTTCTTTTATCGCAATAGTAATGGAAATTGCTTTTACTATATCTGCGATATTTGCAATCACAACATAACTGACTCATAACAATCCTCCTGTTTGGAATTTGAGGTACAACCTATAGCCTTTGTAGCCGAGGTAGCCGAGCAGCAGCAGGGCGGTGATGATGAACCACCATGTGCAGAAACGATCCCAGCCGGTGCGTTTGGGCATCTCGCGCTCTTTCGCGACCTCGCTGGCATAATGCTCAACCTGCGCCGTCAGCGAGTCCGTCGTGGCACGAAACGCGGCAATCTGCGTCTTCTGCTCGCGGATCAGGTCTTCCGTCTCGGTGGATTTGCTGTTCTGCTTGACGCTGGCGACGTTGGTGGCTTCCCCGGTCTTGGCGTTGTACGTACCGCCGCCCTCGCCGAAGTTAATCTCCGTGCCGTCCTCGGTCTCTTTCTTGGAGTGAACCTCAACGCGGACGGTGTCGGTGATGGTGACGGTGATGGTGTCATGGACGATATGGGTACGGGTCGAGTCGTCGTACTCGGTCTTCTCCATGTTCTTGGTCGAGGCGCAGGAACACATGCTCAACGCTACCCACAGCAGCACGCCCAGCAGGGGCAGACCGATGCCGTAGCGGATGACGGAGCCGACTACGCTGTCGTAGCGTCCGTTCGGATCAATGATGTACTTGCTATTCATTTTGTGCCTCCAGTTCGTTGCCTTGCGTGTCGAAGACGTGCGGCGGACGGCGTTTGGCGCAGCCGCTGACCGTACAATGATACCAGCGCAAGCGTTGTACTTCCATTTCGGCGTTCATCCTGCCACGGGACTCGGTGTTGCGTTCTTTGTAGAGTTCGTCAATCTTCTCGTCCTTTTTGGCGATGACGGCATCTTTCGATTTGCGTTCCTCGTCGGCTTCTTCGTAGAGTCGTTTCCACTCGTCGGCTTGGTTGCGGATGACTTCCTGCTGCTTGAGTTGTTTGTTGTACTTGAAGAACAGGATGCCTCCGCCTGTGAACGCACCGACGAGGGAGCAGATCGAGCCGACAATTAGGTTAATCCATTCCATTGTTTTCTCCTTTCTCTAATGGCTCGGGTTCGGGTTCGGGTTGGGGATGCTCGCGGGCCCATTCTTGTTCATAGGCTACTTTGTCGGCGTCTGTGCATTGCAACCATGGCTCGGCATGAGGCGGCAGACCTACTTCATGTCGGAACATACGCGGTTCGTCTGCTTGGTCTTTGTACAGCCAGTCGAATCCCTCGTCCGGCGTTTGTACTCGCTCTGCATGTTCAGGGTGGTCACGATACCAATCAATCCTTTCTTTTTCAGTACACTCAGGCCACGGCTCGGCATCATGTCCGAGCAGGACACGTTTGGTAAAATAGCGATAGTCCTCGCCTTGGTCTTGGTAACACCACTCGTTCGGCGGTGTCGGGGTTTGCACCCGTTTGGTCAATGTAATTTCCTGTATCATAATTTATGCAAATGTATATCCGTAAACGTCTTCAAGTTCGGTGAGCAGGGTGTTATACTCTTCCACTGCTTCGAGCTTGGCGATGTTGGTCGAGCCGAGGGTGATAGTCACACCGCTTCCGCATCCGGCTTCGTCTTGCTTCAAGCGGCAAAGAATGTGGTTGTACATGTTCTCGGCGGTCAAGCCTTGTAAGGCGGACACGTTCAAACTTTGGCAAGGAGTCCATCTTGGATTGCTCGGTTGCTCAAAGTCGCCAATCTCAAAGTCCGTAACCGTGCTATTCGTATCACTGATAATACTAAATATGGCAATGTCAGACTTTGATCCTTTGCAACCTGCCCTAACTGTTCGAAGTTTGGAAACAGTATATGATGCCCAACCTGATATGTAGAACGTACCACGCTTGTAGTCTGGCAAATTAAATATGCCGCAGTTCATTCCTCTACGGCACGAACTTGACAAAGAGCCATCTTCAAGTCCGTATATTGTCAAAGTTATATTAGGGCACCCATAATTTCCGTACCAACTCCAGAATAGCGAATAATAATCACTCGTAGGAAGATTGATACTCTCACACCCATAGACAATCACGTCGAGCACTTTATTCGAATCTGCCTGAGCATACCAAAAAGGCTGTGTGATAGACTTGCAATGGAAGATGACTCTGTTTAGATTCGGATAGTAATTGCAAAGAGTTTGCACTACATTGTCTCGTCCACAAGTCCACCCCTCATTGTCGTCGGTTAGTTCAGTAATGTTTGCAGCATAAGTGCTATCGCAAAGTACTCTGAGCCAACTCATGCCATCCACGGCATCGGGGACACCGGAAATCTTGCGGTCTGCGAGGAGGAGCGGAGCGGAGGGGAGGTCGGTGAGGGACGAAAGGCGGGAGGGGATGCCGTGGGTTTCGTTGCCCTGCAAGCGGGTGATGTAGTGCTGCCACATGTCGGACAGCGAGCGGAGTGAGGCATCGTCGGACAGGGAACGGAGTGTGGCATCGTCCGACAGCGAGCGGAGAGTGCCACTGCCGAAGGGGAACTGCCACAGCGCACGGAGCAGCAGCAGCAGGTTCGACTTCATCTGGACAATGAACGACGCAAAGGTGTACGGCTTGTGCTGGGCAATGACCTCGGAATAGCCGTCATATCCGGCTTGGTGCAGGGCTTGCTGTTTCAACGGGTCAAGTGCCTCATTGACCAGCGAGCCGAAGTGCGGGTCTTGCGGCGCAGCAGACACCTCCGCTAATACGTCCTCGCCACGGCAGGTCTCGATATTTTTCTTAATTTCACTCATAATCATTCAAGTTTTGGGGAATAGGGAGCGGTCAAACTCCCTAAACCAATTAGAGTTCTACGCCCTCTAACTTTGCACGAATCTCCAGCACAGCCTTGTAATCAGCCATAGCACGGAGTTGCAAATCGTAGGTAGAGCGAGGACAGGTCGGAGTGAAATTCAACTCACCCTTGTCCCACTTCTCAACCATCGCTTGGAGTTTCTCATAACGAGTCTCCAACTGATAATACTCGGCAGCGAAACGCTCCTTGTAGTCAGCACTTGCCATCAAAGCGGCAGTGTCGTTCAAATTAGAATACTTCATAATCCTAATAAATTAAATTGTTAATACTTTCGGGGCTTATCCCAGCACATTCTCGTCGGGATTAGCCGGAGGCGTGTTCGTCTCGTCCTCCTCGTCACTGTTCTCGGCGGTCGCTTTCTTGGTCGTCCAACCTTTCTCCGCACCTTCGATGACGGTCTTGATGTCCGCCGACGGACGGTAATTGACCTTGCCTTCCATCGCACTCAGTTCGAGGTCGTCGGGGTCGATTTTCCACGGTCCACTGACAGCCGGAACGAGTTTGCCGAGCGGTCCGAGATCGACGATGTAGCCCTCTTTGAGAGCCTTGCTTGCACCGTCAAGGAACAGTTCGGCAGCCACCTTCATCTCGGCCTTGTGGACAGTGGTGTTCACGCACGAGTCCTCGGCCAGTTGCTCGAACGACTTGGTGCCGTTGGTGATTACTCGGCCATAGTAACCCTCGGTCACTACGCCATTGACTTTACGCTTGAGCAGCGTCTTTTTGATGTTTAATTGCAGTTTGCTCATTTGCTAATAATTTTGAAGTTATTTGCTAATAATTTATAAATTGTTTGCTAATAACCGCGCGGTGCTTCCTCTGCGGAAATCGACTGACCTGCGTTGAAGGCTTCGTTGCCTTGGTTCGGGGCTGGTCTGTGTTATTTTCTCATTGTATTCACCTTGTGCGGAAGGATTTGTTGTTAAGCCGCACCTGTCGGGGTTAAAGTGTTAGTTAGAACGGTTAGGGTGTCTCAGGTAGAACGGTTAGGGGGTTATAGAACGGTTAGGGGGTGGGAGTGTATGATATGTCGGGGATGGTAAAGGAGCCGCTGGTGTTTGCATTTCCGTACCATGTCATGCCCTCGATGTCATACAATCCACATTGTCCGTTATGCTTGCAAGGAATAAAATGTCCTTGTACTACTCCATTTGTTTCAAAAATGCAATATCCCACACTCTCCTTAGCATTGAATGTATTTCCGTCAAATGGGTTATTGACGTAGAATATACCTACTGGAGCAATCAATACTGGGTCAGTTGTTATATTCGACGGACTATATACAGTTCCATCTATAACAAGTTTGCGTTGCCCTAATACAAACAAGTGAGGATTTGTGTCTGCTCTTACAAGGCTGTGAGCGAATTGGTTCGTTCCATATCCCATACAGAAACTTCCACTCATTGAACCAAAGTAGTATCGGATAGGAGTTGATGGTCCATTGATAACTCCATTTCGATAATTGCCACTTGTATCCGGGAACTTGCAATACATCTTGAAGAGTGTATTCGTTGAAGGTATAATTTGCGTAGTTATATAAGCCGTACCATCTCCCACGAGCCACCTTACCGGCATCGTCACTCCTTGCGGCTCCAGTCCGAGGCTGCATACCATCATCGGGTCCTCATTTATAAACCCAGCCAGCGCGGTAGCCTTGGCCTTATCGCTCGCAGCGATGCCGTTCAGGTATTCATTCGTTGCCGCAATCACCGCCTTGCCATCCACACCAAACGCATCCATAATGGCTTGTATAGCCGAGCCCTTCAGCCAACGAAGCCAACTGAGCAGGTCGAGACTGCCGAGCGATGCAGCGGTGATGCGGTATCTGCCGAAGCCTGCCGCCGTGAGATATTGTGCGCCCTTGCCGATCATACCGTCACCTCCTCGCCTCCGATATACATGATGCTGTCATACACCGTGTGCTGCGTGGCCGCCTCGTCACCCGGCCATTGTTGCGTCACAAGCCGCTCATGCTCGGTCTCACCCGTTCCCGGCTGCCGTGCAAACGCATTGACGATGCCCTCCACGTTGTCCTGCGTGCCGACATTGCGGATGGTGAAACTGTCGGCTATGCCTTGGGCTTGTGCGAGCGGTTCAAGCATTTTGACGTTGATGTACTCTATCAGCCACGTCGCCTTGACCTTGAACAAAAAGTTGTCAAATAGTTTTCTTACTGAATCTGTCATATCTCTTTGATTTTAATTGTTACTCCCCTGCGCCGCCTTCGGAACCGCTACCCGAACCGCTGCCGGAACCACTGCCACTGCCGCTGCCGGAACCGCCGTGTATGATGGCTCTCGTGTCCGCCGTGATCGTGGCTGCTTGCTGTGGGGTGATATAGCCCATGTTCACGGCCACATACTCCAGATAGTCGTACACATCGTCCTCGTCCATGAGCGGGACTGGTTCGACCACCTCCTCACCGCCATCCTCTGTCACCACCTTGACCGTGTCCCCGTCCTTGACGAGCCCGAAGAAGGACTTGATGGCTTGTGCCGATTCAGAATCACCTCCGCCTTCCGCAATGGCCGCAAACAGATCCGTAGCCTGTCCCGTCGCCGGAGTACCTATCTTGGCGAGTATAGCCTGCTTATTCGTCGTCGCATTGGCTTCCGTAGCCAACGTTGAGAAGTCGATGTTCTCAACCGCATCCTTTACGTCACCGACATTCTCTTTAATGTCGTCCAGTTTCTCGTTGACGGGTGTGAAATCAATGGACTGAGCGACGGAATTAACCGCCGCTTTCAGTTCATCAATCTTATGCTCGAACCACTTCCGCAGCAGCTTCCAGTAGTTCCCCCATCTCCGTTTCGAAAATATGAGTATCATAAGGCAATGGATTAAGAAAAGAATCCGGAAGTCTTCTTCGACCAGAATCTAGTAATAGTACCCTGTTGGCTTGCAGTAAACGTAACTCCATTAGCAAAAAGGATAGACACATCCCATTCTTCTTGCAGCTGACCATCTTCTGCATATGCTAATGCAGGTACAGTAACTACATCACTTTGCGTTCCGGAATAATCGCTATTATCTAATATAACACGGCACAACACATACGTACGATCAGGAATAGCGTTGTATAATGCCAGCAAAGAGTTCTTAACATCATCATCTCCAGCAACAGGATAAGCAATCGTATCGTCCTTATGCTTAATGATAACTTGACCATTATAATACGGTACTTTCCCGTTCAGTGCAGCCTGTAATCCTGTCACATCAGCAATAGCGTGGCTATGTTCGGCAGGTGCTTTTTCATTAAGCGCTTCTTGGAGACCGTTCACCCCGGAGATTTCGTGACTATGACTTGCCGCAGCGAACTGACTCGGAGCGCCACCATCGCCAAGGTTACCTTCATCATCATACACTGCCAGATGACCTTTTAACTCCGGATCAACCTTATCGGTTTTCTCTTCAATCAGTTCGAGGATGGACGGATCTACACCACCACCGCCTGCCGGAACTGCGTGTTTTACTCCGTCGCGGTCTATAATTCCTTTCAAATTCTTTCCTACTAACATAATTATTTAGTTTTTTATTCGTCAACAAAATGCGCCCAGCCATCCTCGTCCACTATGACATTGAGCTGCGCATAACCATCCTCATCCACGTCCAGCGACGGGCACCACATCCATTCTTCATCCCACATCAAGCCGTCGAAGATTTGCTCAACCTGCTTCTTGGTACACTCTTGCACATCAAAAGCCAATGCCTCACGCATGAACTCATCACGAGCAGCCTCAGCCTCTTTGGTCATGGCTTCGTACTGCGCAATAACCTGATCCAGACGGCTCGGCGAAAGGTCTTGCGGATGACAGCCGCAGCCGCCATGCTCCAAGTCCTTGGGCGTGATGTTATGCTTGCTCACCGCCGGAGTGGTGCACTCGTGCTTCGGGTCGTTATTTGAAATATGGTGGCTCATAATTACTTAAGAATTGCTTGAATCTTTGCTGCCTGCTCGTTCTCGCAGACCTTTGCACCATCATAGTTTCCGAGGATATTGAATACCATCCGAGCGCACTCCAGCACAATCAAGTCCTCAATCGGAGAAAGCACCTTTGCACCGGTCGCGTCGCTGTTCGGCTTCTTCGTGAGGTCGATACTCAGCAGATACGCATCGGTCTGCGTCGTGCCGTATAACGATTCGGGATAGGAATAGATCTCCATCTGCCCCATGTCACTCGACACCACCGCCATTGTCTTGCATTGCTTCGGACGGCAATGCGGATTCTGCATAACCAGGTACTGCGGGTCTTCCGACGTGATGAATGCCGTGATGTCACGCTCCAAGGCGCTGCTATGCCGGAAACGGATAAAACGACGGTTCGGGGAGATAGCGAACTCGCCCACTCCCTTATCGTTGATCACAACCGTCGGATTGCTCCGTTCCACATCGGCATGCAGCAACGTCAGCGGCAAAGTCAATAGACAGTTCTTTGCAGCCTCGTCCAGCGACTTGTCGATATAGGATATAATCGGCTTGACGGTGTTGGCGCTGCTATCGTCATCGGCGATGAAGCTCTCCGGCTCGTCAAACGGACTTATCTCCTCGATCTTGACCTTTACAGCCTCTATGTACTCTTGGCGGGTCATGGATTATCCTTCTCCTTGAGTTGCCGGTTCTGCCGGTGCAGCCGCAGCAAGCGTGTAGGTCGCAGACGCCACTTCGGATGATACACCGTCCTTAATAGCAATAGCCTTAACGGTTACCTCTTTCGTCTCTGCGTCGGTGTTAGTGATAGAGAACGACGTATCATACAGCGTGCTTTCCGAAGTCGGAGTTTCGCCATCGGTCGTGTAATAGATACTTACCTCTTCATCCTCATGAGATAACGCTACTGCCAACGAACTGGACTCTTCACCGCCTTGCGTCGGGGCAGGACTAATGGTCGGAGCAGCCAAGGAAGCAGGCGTGTCATCGGATGGATCCTGTTCTGTCGGTGCAGCCGATTGATGTGCAGGAGTAGAAGCTACCTCAAACAGCAGACCATGCATCTTCAGACGGGAAGCAAGGAACGCCTTGCGTGCCAGTTTGTTCTCGTAATACTTCTTCTCACCGGGATTCATAGCCGCAATATCATCCGCGTCGATAGCGGCGATTTGGGTCTTCAAGTCGGTGTACTCTGCAACCAGCATCTGTTCCTGCTCGGTTGCCGGGTCTAAAATTTTCTCTGCCATAGTGGTGGTGTTTTAGAGGTTGGGGAAACTAATGTTCAACTCTTTCGCAAAGCGTTTGGCATCCTCTTTGGTTGCCACGCTGTCCGGATTCACGCCGTACTGCTCTGCAAGCACTTTCTGCGCCTGCTGCGTGTTTTTAACATCCTCATAGATTGCTTTCGGCTTAGCCGGTGCTTTTGCAGCCGGTGCTTTCTTTGGTGCTACCAACTCGAAGCCTTTGCCGAAATCCGGGTGTTTCTTCAACGCCGCAGCGACTGCATCGTTATTGGTGGAATACAAACCATAAGCATCGCTCTTGGTGCGTGCCGAGAACTTAACGGTGACCAACGTACCTTTTACCATCACGTACGTCACCAGATTATTCAATTTTGTTCTAAATTCTGTCATAAATTTGTCTTTATAGTAATCAACAAAAAACAGTAAGGGCAATGAGGTAGCATGCCACCCATTAAACCCTTACTGCATGGAAAAGATTAGGACTTACCTTGTGCTGCCTCTTCGGAAGTCTCGGTCGTTGCAGCCGTGTCATCCACGATTACAATAAGACCGTGGCATTGCGGGTACTTGATTAAGAGCGAAGAAATCTCGCAGCGGCGAACATTCTTTGCATCAAGCAACTGCATATCCATAAGGTCTTTCTGGTCTTCTGCAACGGTGCGGAAGACGTGACGCTCTACGTACTTCTCGTCGAGTACCATAGCCCAGTTCGAGCGCTTGGCCTGGTCGAACAGCGGATGCGGACGACGGAGCAACGACCATGCGAACAACTTCCAGCGGTTCCAGTCGTACTCGAAGCGGCTTACGGTCTCGTCGGTGTCTTTGTAACGCTTGTCGTCGTCGAGGTCGAGGATAGCAAGCGCAAACTCCGTACCGGTGAGCATCAGACGCTCTGCCGAACCGGTGTTGCCCAGGAAGATCTCTGCGATAGCTGCACGGATGGTCTTGTGCGAAAGCGTGCTCTTCGGGATGCGGATATAATGTCCGCCACCTTCGAGGATCTGCTGGATAGCACCTGCCATCGTGTAGGTGAGCAGCGTGGTCGTCGGGTCGGTGGTCTTGGAACGAATACCGAAGATATAGGTGTACTCCACATCCTCAATGAAGCTCTGCGTGTTCATCTCTACGATGTCGCGCAAGCCCCAGTTCGCTTCCTTCTGGCTCTCCAAGAATACGTTCTCCACGAGCGCCATATCCATGAACTTCTGCATGTATTGAACACGCGGAGTCGGAACAGCCGAACGCGGGGTAACTTGTGCATCCGAGTTAGCCAAAGCGTGACCGAGGATAAGAATCTCTGCGCCGTCAGGAATCTCCATGTCGGCTTTGAGGTTGAAGAACTGAACGACAATCGTCTTGGCGCTCTTCTTAACCTCCGAGATACGACCGTTGAGCGGCATACCCTCCGTCTCGTCACCTACGGAAATCGTGTCGCCGGAAGCAGTGGTTACTGCACCGTCAACGCCCAGAATCATAATCTGGTCGGTAACGTCACACAGGTTAGCGTTGTCAACCGGAATCTCAATCAGGTCGGGTTGCAGCGGGTTGCTGAAATCCACACCCGTCAGGTCGATAGCATTTCCGACATTGCCGCCGGTCTGCTTGATTTTTACGATACGCTCACGCAAGCCACGCGACCAATAACCGAACTCCATCGATTTGGTCATCTTGAAACCGCGCGAACGGCTGATTGCATTGACAACAGCCGTGGTGTAACCCATCTTAACGACGTTCTTATCGAACGCAGTAGTGAGCAAACCCGGAACTTCTGCCTCTACAATCTTAGTGTCCAATCCACCACCGCCGTTAGGAGCGTTAGGGATAGTCCCCTGCACTTGAACGCCGGGGTTTGCTGCCGTAGCCGCTTGGGCTACTGCATTGGGAGCCTCATTCGGATTACCATTGGTCTGTCCGTTGTAAACTCCGTCTCTGGTTTCTGCCATAATTGTAGTCTCCAAATTAAAATGTTAATAACTATTGTTGATTACACGTCATTGTGCTTTGTTCTTGTCGCGCTGACGTTTCTCACTGTTAGCAATCTCGCTGAAGATGTCACCACCTCCGGTTTCAACACCCGCACCGATACCTGCACCGCCAGCCTGGGCACTTGTCTTCGGCACACTACGGCGTTGCTCTTGGATATTGGCGTTGCGACCACGTACCTCCGCTGCCTCTACAGCTGCATCGTAGTTGATCATCTTGTCGATAGCATCAAACTGCTTCTCGGCCATCTTACGGGAAATCATCGGAGAGAATAATGCTTCGTTGGCTTTCTCCATCCACTCTTCCGGATCGTAGCCTTTCTTTGCGCACCACTCTTCAAAGATGCGGTTCTGCTCTGCCAGTTCGGCTTGCTCTGTCTCTTTTGCAGCCGCAGCATCCTCGTCTGCTTTCTTACGAGCCGCAACCTGCTCTTTGTACTTAGCATCGTCGATCTCGCCGTTTCGGTACGCATCTACCAATGCGCCGATATTCAGAATAGCCGCACCGATGTTACCTTGCGCAGCCTCCGAATAGAATGAAGCCAATTCCGGATAATCCTTGATAGAGTTCGTGAACGCATCAATGTCCGCACGCTGTTGTTTAGCAAAATCGTGCTCCTCATCGTAGCCGCGCATACTCGCCTCATACAGCGCTTCATCGTCCGCCGCATCGGGGTATTTAGCCCGCATGTTCTCACGCCACTTGTCTTGATTCGGCGTAGCGGACGGGGTATTAGCCGCAGCCTGTGCAGCAGCCTCAGCCGCTTGCTGTTCTTTCGTTTGTTCTTCTTTCTTAGCCATAAAAATACATGTATTAAAGAATTTGCGGCGCAAAATTACTAATATATATATATTATTTATGTATATTATTGTATTATTTGCGTATATTTTTGTATTATTGAGATATTTTTTGTAATTTTGCAGCCGTTATGGATAAGAATGGTATTGCTTATAAGAAAAGACAAGACCTTTTAGCGGTCTATGAACGTCTGCGAACCACGCAAGGACTGAACGAAAAGTATCTAACAAGGGATGTCATTATCGACTGTCTGATGAAAGAACCTGCGCCACGATTTTACTTGGAGCCACGCACGATTGAGCATATCGTTATGTCGCAGATCACCGGTGTGCCGAATAATAACAGCAACCGGAACCGTGAACGAGACAAAGACCTGTGCGAAGCCTATTACCGTGTCAAAGACAAGCACCCGGAAATGACCAGTAGCGAAATCTGGATAAGGGTCAGCGAACAACCTGCCAAATCATTCTATATGTCAAGACGCTCCATTCGGGATTATATCTTCGGATGGAGAAAATAAATTCATTATACTATGTCATTACGAAGTTTTTTTAGAAAAAGAAAGGCTCAAACGATTAAGCCTTTGAATCCGGCTGCTATGATGGAGAAAGCCATGCAGTCGCCGGAGTATCATGCCAACCTGCTCAAAGTGACGCAGGAAACATTGAAACTGAACGAGGAAGAGCTGCCGCACGTGCAGAAACTCATCGCAGACTTGGAGTCATGCAAATCGGTATGGGAGCTGCCAATACTGATGCACAATGTCGTGCTGCTCGGTCGTAGCAAACGCCGTGAGATGCTGTCCGGCATATCCACGCTACTCAACTCTATTGCCAAGGAAGTGAAAGCAGCTAACAAGCCGGAACTGACCGATAACTACAAGTACCTCATCAAGACGCTCAAAGACGTGGACGAGAACGACACGCATCCGCATATCGTCTATTACGACCTATCCACGTTCCTTACCGCGTTCTATACCTACGTACTGAACGAAGCCAAACGACCGCTCACCAAGGACGAGACGAACACTCTGAACGGACTGCATAACACAATGCTGTCTATCATGCGTCGCACCCAAACGGAAAAAGAAGAGACTATCGAGAAGTGCAAGCAGATAATCGCCGACCTCGAAAAAGAGAGTGGACTGGAGCAATCCAAATAATATTATAGAGGAGAACCTGCGGCGGTTGGAAGTTATCAACACGCCGTATGATCCGTATTGCGGTACACCGTACTGCGATGAGATCCCCCGTGTACATATCGAAATACCGGATGCTCCGTTTCCGAATATGTGGATTCCGAAAGACATGGAATCCGAGGAAGTGGTGAAGGCACTCCGCAAAGCCGGTACACTCAAAGAAGCCGGGCGAGGACTCTTTGGCGGTTCCGCCAGCGAAAGGAAATCCGTTGAGGTATGGGTTGAGTTCTGCAAATTGCGTTGTAAGTACGACTTTGAATTTTGGTGCGCCACGCAGATTGTTATTGAGCACAAGATATTACTGACGGATGTTCCGTTTGTTATCAACCGTGCGCAGCGGTTCTACTTACAGACGCTGGAGAAACTAAGGCGCGAAGGCAAACCTATCTTCGTCATCCTGCTCAAAGCCCGTCAGTGGGGCGGTTCTACGCTCACACAGTTCTATATGATGTGGATCCAACTCATGTGGAAGAAGAACTGGAATAGTGTCGTATGTGCCGATGTGGACGACCAGGCATTGAACGTGCTCGGTATGTTCAAGAAAGCCATCGAGCACTACGACACAATGATCACTCGCGGAAAGCATATCAAGTTCGTTCCGTATATGGGCATGGACTCCACTCGCGTCATCGAGCATCGCGGTTGCCGCGTTTCGGTCGGTTCGGTGCAGCACCCGGAGAAGATTCGTTCCCAGAACGTCACCATGGCGCACTTGACCGAGGTCGGTGTGTGGTCTGATACACTCCACCACTCGCCCAAAGCATTGGCGCAGAACCTTGCCGGTACGATTCAGCCGAAGCCGTACCGTCTCAAAGTGCTGGAGTCAACAGCCAAGGGTGTCGGTAACTTCTTCCACCGTACTTGGCTTGGAGCTATGAAGAAGAAAAACGAATATACTCCCGTCTTTGTGGCGTGGTATATGATCGACTTCTACTCCAAGCCGGTGGAGAATTACACGGAGTTCATCGCTTCCATGACGGCATACGAGCGGGTGCTGTTCGGCTATGGCGCTACATTGGAAGCCATCAACTACTACCGCGACCTGCAAGACCAGTTCCATGACAACCCCAACGGTATCTTCAACGAGTTCCCGTCCACATGGCAGGAGGCATTCCAATCAACCGGAAGCAACTTCTATCCGGCAGAGTATGTCGAAGAACTGCGTAAGGGTGTTTGTGATCCTATCTTTGTCGGGGATATTGTCGGCAACGACCGGAAAGGCAAAGGTGCGCTGGAGAATGTGCGCAAGGTGTCGGACAGTAATGGTAAGTTGAAGATATGGCTTGATAAGGACAACAAGCCGCCTATGATGCACCGCTATTTGGTTATCGTGGATATTGGTGGCCGCAGCACCAAGGCGGACTTTACAGACATATTGGTTGAGGACCGCTATTGGATGCACGAACCGGGCGGCGTTCCGGAAGTGGCGGCAGAGTGGCACGGGCATATAGACCATGATATATTGGCTTGGAAAGCGGCACAAGTGGCTACTTACTATGACAACGCTCTGCTCGTTATCGAGAGTAACACCGCAGAGAAAGAGGGACAACGAACCGAGGGTAATCACGTAGCGACTATCATATCCGAGATAGCCGAGATATACGATAATGTCTATCAGCGCAACAAAAAGGAGCAGATGGTTAAAGGCGGTATCGCACGGTATGGCTTCCATACTAACCCGAGCACCAAGCCGATGGTCTGCGACTTCGAGTTAGCCTGCTTGCGTGACGGTCTGTATATCGAGCACGATAACGATGCCGTCGATGAACATGCTACCTTTGAGGTCAAGGATGATGGCTCACTCGGAGCCGTAGAAGGATGCCACGACGACAAGCATATTACCAGGGCGGTCGGCAACTACTTCTGCTACCACGAGAACTACATGCCCCGTGTACGGTTCATTACCCAGCCGAAGAAACCGCAGGATCAAGCCGTCGATAGCATGATACCCGAGAAATCGAATAAACAAATGAACGAATATACCTATTAAGATGAAAAAGTTTATCTACAAAGTAGCTCTGTTGCTACATCCGCGTTATGCAGCGGTCTTGCGTGCCGCCAAGAATGTCCGTGCCGGTCAGGACGACAGTCTGCCTATCCGTATGGCATGGCGGTTCTATATGCTGGCATGGCAGGGAAACGAAGAGTCCGGCGAAGCACGTGTCAACGAGCGTCATGCGGAGATTGAACGGCTTTATGCGATGTTCGCCGAACCCAAGTCGCATATCAGCCTGTGCAAAGCAGCCGTGTTCTGTATCAACGAACTCCAGAAAGCAGGACAGGCAGGCGTGTTCTACGTGCCGGATGCCAAGTTGCAGGAGATAGCAAAAAAACAAGGGCTGCAACTCTATGACGAGTCACAACCCTATCTGGAGAGTATGGCGTTTCTGCGGACGTTGAAAGCCGCAGCCTTGCACCCTATTCTGTTTGCTGCGGTGTACCGAGCGGATTAGCGGTCATCGCTTGCTTGATGGCTTCGTCGGCACGACGCGCATCATCTTTCATCTTCAGATACTTCTTTGCCAGTATCTCGAATGTCAGATCATCCTCGTCACGGTCGGCATCGTCACTCAGCGAAAGCGTCTTCAGACACATGCCTAACAGCGACACCTTATCCTTGGAGCCGTACTTGCGGAAGTTCTTACGCATATCCGCCAGCAGATCCGCAGCCAGCAGACGCAGGTTCGTTTTGAGATAATCATTACTCGTACGTTCCTCGTTGCTCGGTCTGCCGGAATTACGCTTACTGCGCAACTCCTTTGGCGCATCGGAGTCCTCGACTGCCTCTTTCTTGACAGCCGGGGACTTCTTCTTTGCGACCTTTTCCTTTTTGGAAACAGCCGGCGTTTCTTTCTTTTCTATTTCTTTCGTTTTTGCCATACCTTATTCCTCGTAGTCTTCGGGGTTCTTAATCTTGTCGCGGTCGGTGAGGAGTTTGTTGAAACGTTTCTCGGCATTCTCTTCTGCTTTCTCGTCGGACTCCTCGCCACGCAGCCACCATGTCAGCGGTGCGGTGTGGATCTTCTGATAACGGATGTAATCCTCCAGCGCAGCGTCCTCGTCCGTCTCTCCGGACACGACCTTATCAATCAGCATCTGCTCGTACTGGCTCTGCGGGATAGACAGGAGCGCTTGCGAAACACGGAGTGCTTGCGTAGCTGCGTCCAACTCTTCCTCGCTATCCAGCGTCGTCACGATACGGCTAATCATATCCGAAGCGGTCAGCGGGTCGAAGCCTGTGCCGGACTGCATCAGTACGGACAGCGCCTGCGATGCGAACTCGGCATACTTGTCGTTGCTCAGATACTGACCGGCACGCTTAATGTCCTGCGTGAACGGCATCTCCGGAGCGAACATATCGGCTACGCTGCCGTTACCGTCCAACGCACTCTCCACGATACCGCCGCCAAGAAGACCGGTGAACGGACTGAACCATGCACCGCCGCTGGTAGCATCGTCAAGGATCTGCTTCTTCTTATCGTCATCGTCGCCCAGCAGCAGGTACGGAATCTGTCCTGCCAATCTCCATAATATATTAAGGAGTGCGCCATAGACCACGAAGCCTACAATGTCCTGACGGAGCGACTTGTTATAGTCTTTCTCCGCCGCCTTGCGTGCCTGCTCGTCGTTCAGACCGTCGTTCTTGTATTGACCCATACGGAACGCTATCTGCTCTTCCTTTCTTCCCTCGCCGAACTTACGCAGCAGGTTACGGGTATGGTAGAAGAAGTTACGCGTATATTGTATCGGTGACGTACGGAAGACAGTCAAGGCAGCGGTTACAAGGTTACGGTCTTGCTGCACCGCAGACATAAACGCGCCCTCCGACGACTGCTGGCTGGTGTTGAACGCTTGCTCGGCATCCTGACGGGCACGGTTGCGTGCATCCTCCTCGCTGTAGCCTTTCTTCATGTAATCCGCCAGATGGCTGTCATAGACGGCACGGGCACCGGTCGCACAAGTCAGTGTATCGAAGAAGACGTTGAAGAACATACCGTACTTACTGCTCCACTCCAGAATGCGCTTGTTCCATTGCCAATCTGTGCTACGGCTCATTAGTCGCATATCGCCCATATCGCGCTTGCTGACACGCTTCTCGAAGTTCGGCAGGTTCTCCTTTGCCCACTTCATTGTGCTGTGCGGTGTAAGCCAGTTACGTAAATATGACATTACAAACGTACCATCCTGCATATAGGTAAAGAACGCGGGGAATGATGCTATCTGTTTAAGAGCAGTAAACACGCGGAAGTTAATCTTTGCAGACGTTACTCCCTTTGCCGCATTAAGAATCTCTTTTGAGAAACCATCTGCATTTGGCTTGTACGTACCAATCGCCACACGGAACGCGTCCTTCATGTAGTTGTACAGCTTGTCGCCCTCGCCGTATATCGTGCCCTTCATGCCCTTGATACGGTTACGGAAGTTGATGTCCGAGAACAGGATGTTCGCGTCCCGGTTCCATTGGGCAAACGCGTTCCAACGCTCCATCTGCGATATATGCCGGATAACCTCTTGGAAGAAATCGGCATTGCGTACATCCAGCGGCAGGCTGTTACGGGTACGGCGTTTGATAGCGCCGGTGCTCGTTCCTGCCAACAGACGTGCGGCATCCGTATCGGGTTCGCTCAGGTCTTCGTTCTGCTGACGGGCATTGGCATTGATACGCAGCGGGAAATAGTTCTCGATGGCATCCATCGGCGCACCGAACAACGCTTCATGCGTCGGGTTGTAGCGGTTACGCAGCTGGCTGAAGAACTCCGACTGTACCCAATCGACTACATCCAGTATCTCCTGCCCGAACTGCTTACGCACCTTGTCGGCCAACGCTTGCACGTCTTCCTCGGTGATGTTCATGCCGTTCAGTTTCATGCGTCCGTCGTTCATCTTATTGACCGCATAGATGTACAGGGCATTACCGGCATTCAGCGGAATCTCCTCCGTCACCGGCATATCCTTGCCGTCCACGCCGTTGAGCATGGTGATGCCGAATAGGTTATGGCTTGCGTCGTTGATCTTACGCGCTGCCTCTTCCCATGTCTTGTACTTGCCGTGTGTCAGTTCGGCTATCTTCTCGTCCAGCGTCTTCGATGCCGCCACGATGCCGGTGCGCTCCATGTCTGCTCCGTCCATCCAGTTACGCATGAAGTGGTTGTACAGATAACCTTCTCCGTCCGGGGCGTGCAAGCCTGTCAGCCGCAGCAACGACTGCAGGTCACGTATCGGCGAAGCAAACGCATCCCATATCGACCGAGCCACATTGCCCTTGGTACGATTACGGTTCGGGTTGGTCGCCAGTCCTTCAAGGTCACGCTGTGCATAACTGCGTATCTTGTCGCGGTTAGCGTCCTGACGGCGGATGAAGTCCTTGGCGCGTCCCTCTTGGGTGTTCACGTACTCCGACAGGTCTTGCGTCGAACGGGTATAAGCCTCAGCCTGCTCGATGTAGTTGTCACGCATCGCCTGCTTGATGTTATCCACCAACTGCCGACGTGCTGCCGGTTTGAGTGCTTTGTTGCTCCGTGCCGATTGCAGTTCAAGGTCTAACTGCTGACGCTCTTCCTGGAGATGTTGCAGACGCTCCAAGTGCTGTGCCGCAATAGTCAGACCAATCCACTGACCCTTGTACTGCGTTTTCAGGCTCTCGTCGGTCGCGTTGTCCTCCATATCCATCAACTGGTTTATCTGCTCCTCAATCTGCTCGATGGTCAGGTTGGCTTGCAGCGCGTCGTTCATCGCTTTGAGGGCGTGCTGTCCTTCCAACGCCACCTTACCCTGCATCACTACGCCGCTGATGTTTATCTTGTCAATCGGTGTCTGACGCAGTTTGTCCCACTGACGCTGTGCGGCTTTGGCTTGGGCGTGAACCATGTGGTCCATGATGGTGTTCACTTCCTCGGTGATGTTCTGCTTGCCGATGGCGTGAACGAACTGCGTGGCGATACGGCGGGTCGTGTCCGGCATGTACTGTGCCCAAACGCCGTTCTCTTGGAGCAGCGTGTTGTAGAGGTTGAGCAGCGCATCGACCACCTTACGGTCGTAGTCGGACTGCATCCGCATCGCCGCACGAATACCTTTGAGGTCGGCGGTCACTTTCTTGAGTGCGGACTGCATGATGTTGTAGTTATTGTTCGCCTGCTGTACCAGCGCCTTGGTCACCGTCTCGCTCCGGCTCAATGTCGAAGGATTATTCACCGAGAAGCGGATGTCGTCATTGTCCTTACTGAACTCGCCGTTATTCTCCGTAGCCGATTTGATTTGGTTCGGGTCGAATACCACGTAGTCCTTACCAAACATAGCACCATCCGCAATAACGCCATCGTAGCCATACTTATCGAATACGCGACGCAGTTGAGTACGAACATCATAAGGTTGCGGGTCACGTGGCGGCAGATACTGAGCCAAGCCGTACTTATCCAGCAATGCCAGATAGTCGTATTTGTCTTTCGTATCTTCCAAATACTCCTTATAGGTATGACCCTTGTAGCCTACCGTAAAGTCCTCCAAGTGCTCTTCAAAGAACTTTTTCCAATTATCGCCGGAGATGTCCGCAGGCTTACGCATATTCAGATATACCGGCATGATGTTCTTGCCGTAGTAGTCACTCTTGAAGTCGGAGAAGTACATGCCTTTGCCTAACCAAGCATCGCCGGTATTGCGACCGCCGTATCTCGGTTCAAAGGTTGTGAACTCTGCCGGAGTAGCATGATATACCACCAACGGCTTGCCGCTTTCATCGACAACCTTGCTTGCGTGCTCCGGGTCGTTCTGCCAATCGCCGAACCATGCCTTGAACTTGTCCGAGCGGATTTGGTCGTCCGAATCATCCACCGGGGGTTCTTGTGTATAAACACCGGGGGTTTGGGTATCTAAATAGGGGGTGTTTTTGGTATCAAACACCGGGGTTTTATGGTCGTTAATACCCCCCGTCACGCTGAACCGGATATGGTCAGTGATGACCGCATCATCGGGGTTGAATATCACGTAGCACTCACCATCCCGACGACCGTCATAATGAATACCCACGAAGCCTGCACGACTAAGGAACTCACTCGCCTCTTTGTCGGTCATGCCTGCACCGCCGATGTCCGCCGTCGTGGTGATGTCGCTCAGGAACTTACGGAACGGATAGTCCTCCAGGTTCTCGCAGCAGTACAGGAAGCCCTTGATGTCTTTGAGTATGCCGTCTTTCTTGGCTTGCTCACGCAGACGATCCACTTGCTCCTGCGTCAACTGCTTGTCTTCCTCCAGATAGTTCTCACCCGTGTTATCCGGAATATCTACGCTGTAGTGGTGGCGGTTACGAGTATCTATGTCGTTAACCATATCACGCAACAGAGCCGGAATATACTGCACGTCAGCTTCTGCACGGAATACCATAAGGTCTTCTTCGGCTGTATTTGCCACCTTGCCCTCATAGTTCTTAAGCAACTCTTGTTTTTGAGCAAGGCGGTCTTCTAACCATTTCCTCAAAGATGGTGCTTTCTCCGAATGTGCTTCAAGCAAATAGCCTTTCGCCACATCGAAAGCGTCTCCTACTCCGAACGATTGCCAACGGCTTGTGTCAAACGCATCCTTAATATCTCGTATGGAGAAGCCATAGCCCTCTCCGTAACTCCGTATGTCATTCTTTGAGAAGTAGCTACCGTAGCCATGCGCCTGACCGCCTTCACCTTTGCCTATAAACCGCAGGTCGAAGCCAAGGCGTTCGCCGGTCTCGGGGTCAACGAAAGCACCGTCGGCACGTTTGAGCAGATAAGGGCTGTTATGGTTGACCGTGATACTGAATCGTATCGCCTCATCCAGCGACGTATCTTTCGGATTCTCCCGCTTTATCTCCTCTGCTATCCGTGCCGCATACTGCACCTTATTCTCCCCCGGCTGCGCATCCATCGTGCCACGCGGAGTAGCGTCATCATTCGCCATATCAAATGCGTTCATAATGACAATTTGATCTTCACGAGCGACATCCTCCGTCTCTGCCAGCAGACGCTCACGGCGCTCCTCCGGCGTGAGGTTCATACGGTTCTGCACGTTACGGCTCTCTACCTCTCCGGCGGCGTTATGGTACAACTCATCCGGCTTCATCGTCATGCCCTTGCGGTCTGCACCGTAGATAGCATCGCGGTTGCTCTGGATAACGTCATTAGCATCGCCGAGCACATCAATAGCATCTATCTGCTTGTCACGCGGCAAAGTCTCCACGAACAGGTAATGGATATTGAAGTCGCGGTTCGGGAACATGTGTATCACTTGCATCAAGCGGTCCACAAACGCCTTGTCGCCGTTATGCGAGGCCAGCCACTCCTTGAAGCCCATCTTGTCGAAGTACTCATCTACCTTGTTATGTACCTCGTTATTGAGTTTCCATGTCAGTTGAATCTGCTCTTTGGACGTGCCCTTGGCGAACAGTTCGGCTTCCTGAATAGCGTGCTGTATCTCGTGCAGCAATACCGAACGGCACTCGTCCACCGAACGGACATTAGCACGGTTGACGCTGATCTTCTTCTTTTCGGACGAATAAGCGCCACGCTCTTTGTTCGGATAGTCGTAGAACTCAATATCCAGGTCAGCAAACTGCGGATAAGCAGCCAACAGTTGCTTGCGCTCCGGGCTGTCGGCGATGATGTCTGTGAACTTGTTATGATACCACACCATCGGAGCGGTCACGCCACGGCGGTCTAACTTGCGGAAGTTATCCTTGACGTTATCAGCGTTCAGTTGCACGTCGTCAATCTCATAGCGCCACTTGCCGTCTGCACCACGCTCCCAACCGGTAGCCATACGGATAGTCTTGGCATCCTTGCCGTCCTCTTCCATCTGACGAGCCGCAGCAAGGTTATCCATACGTGTCGTCACGCCTTCCATCTTGTCGATATTAGCCGCACCACGACTTCCAGTCACAGAGAACATCGGCTGACCTTGCAGGACGCTTTCACGCATTTCGGGAGTGATGTCCACGCTGTGCATAGTCTGATAACCTTGCTCCAGATCCGGCATCGTCACCTCGCCAACCTGTACACCCCATTTCTTGCCGTACTTCTGCATGAATCGCGGCAGCATCTCGTCATAGAAACCTTTCATACCATCGTAACCGACACGCAGACCGTCACCCTGCAACGTCTCGTCCACCGGCATCTCCTGCAAGCGTTTAGCCAACTCCTTACCGAAGATGTCTGACATCGACTTGCCGTTGTACTCACGGTCGGAATCGTCACGATAGATACCGTCCTCGTCAAAGTCAAGGTTCATCATCAGACCGTGCGTCGGATAAACCTCGTAGGAATGGTCGTCGGTCTTAACGATATGGTCAATCTCCTTACCGATGTCGTAACGCTCTGCCTGTTGCTCTCCGGTAGTCCATGCCACTTTGTCGTAGCCGTTCTCGGCAGCAAAGCGCAAGATACGCTTCATAGCCAACTCGTGCCAGTTCTTCTCAAACGGAGCAGGAGCAGGTTGATTGCTCTTCTTATTGGCATAGTAGCCGTCACGATACGGATAATACTGCTGCCATGCAGTTTCTTCCGCTGCTTCCAAACGATTTAACTCGGCGGTCTCTTCCTCGTTGAGTAGGTCACGCAGTTCGATACGCTTCGGGCTGCTTCTTTGCAACTCAACAATATCGTATTTCTTTGCAAGAGATATTCTATACTTTTCGGTTTCAGCACATGCAGCATCGTAAATATCGTGAAGCCTTGTCACCTCCTCTAACGAATACTGATTAGGTTCCTTATAACCTTTCTCTCTGCCCTCTTGGTGGCGTTTGCTCTGTATCTCGTCAATGACTAATACATCCTCCAGCGCTTCTGCACCTTTATGCAGGTTGCCTTCTCCGTCCGTCCAATCCTCTTTGATCTTGTGCGTATCACCGAACCGCACCCAAGCAACAGCACGTCCCTCACCTGCATCGCCGAAGTGAATCTCATCGTCCTCGTTCCAACTCTCGATTGTCGGCACTACCAACGCTATCTCACGCTTGTTCTGCAAGCCGTGGGTGGTGTAACGCATTCGGGTATCATCAATAGGACGCAAACCGCTCTCGCCGGAGTTCTCCAGTTCCCATTTCACGTAGTCGCTATCTGCATCCCATTGCAACTCGTCGCCGTACGCATAGAAGCCCATGTCGAAATCATCACCGTGCTCGTCAATCATACGCTGCCAAGCAACCTCTTGCGGGTCTTCCGCATTGTCTGCAACGGCTTCGTCGTAATACTGCTTGTACTCACGGCGGTAGCCCTCGAAAGCGTCTTGCATGTCGTACTCGCCATACTCCACTTCCTCTATCTGTATCTTGTTAGCACGGATATAGTCGAGAATATCCTGCTTGGAGATAGTGAACTTCTTGCTTGCTTCGCCAAGGCGTACGATATACTGACTGCGTGTCTCGCCGGGCTGCATCTCCACCGTAGCGTGCTGCGCTTTGAGCCAATCCGACAGACCGATCCATTTGTCCTCACCGGCTTTCAGTCCTCCGGCTTTCTCAATCATCGCCAGCCATTGTGCCGGTGTCGCTTTCTCCTGCTTGATACTCTCCACGGCACGCTCCGCATTACTAAAGAATATCTCCTCACTCGCATTGCTTACGCTGAAACGAATGTCGTCATTCTCTTCGCTGAACGAACCGTCATTATGTGTCGCACTCTTGATTTGGTTCGGGTTGTATGCTACAAATATCTTGGTCGCTTTCTCATCAAGTATCAGACGACCTACATTGATTTGCAAGCCATCGTTATCCTTGCGCATCTCTTCGGGGTCTGCGTGCTTGTAGTTATAGTCAAAGTCTGCATAATAATCTACGTCTATCTCTCGCGGATTACGTATATTAAGGAATACAGGCATAGACTTGCTACCATAGTGACCACGCTCATTGACATTAGAGAAGTAGAACCCAAAATCAGCCGTTGGCCAATTAGAATTCTCTCTTGCTCTATCAGGATCAAAAGCAGTAAACTTATTATTGGTACGATGATATACTACCATCGGTTCTCCGTTCTCGTCGAGTACCTTGGTGGCATTCTCCGGGTCGTTCTGCCAATCGCCGAACATACGTTGGAAAGCACGGGTGCGGACTTGGAGCCATTGACGCTCATTGAGGTTGGAACGCTTGCCGTTGGGGGCTTTCATAAACGTACCATCAGCCAACGCTGCGTCCTTTATCTGCTGCATCTCCTCACGTGCCGCCTTGGTCAGCGTGCGGTCAGCATCCAGTCCACCGCTCACGGAGAAGCGTATGCCCTCGTCCTCGGTGGCTTGGAGTGTAGCTGCACGACGCGCACCCTCTTCTTTCGGGTCGTACTCGAACAGCGTCAGACCGGCTTTCTCCAGTCCGTCACGCAACTCCGTCGGCAGATCGTTCGGCACAACGGCATTACGGAACTCATCCAGATACACCGGACGACGGAACTTCGTCTCGAAATACTTGGTCGGCAGGCTCTTGATACGCTGAACCAAATCTTTCAGGTTCTTTGCCCACTCACCTTTCGGGTCAATCTTATAGCCGTACTCCTTATTAAGTGTAGCAATAGGATCCTTGGTGCGCAATGCTTCTTGCAGACGGGTCTCGGCATAACCTACTTGGCTAAACGGGTTGTCGCTAATCTTCTGCATTTCTGCAAGTGGATTAAGCACCTTGTTAAACCACTCATCCTGCATCTTGTTCCATTCCTCGGTCTCAAAGTCTTCCTCTGCTCCGGGACGCAAACGCTCTTTGTTGGCACGAATATCCGCAAGCGTCTCCATGCGCTCAACCAACTGCCCCCTTGTGGCACCAAGTCCGGAATGGTCGCCTGCGTTCTGCAGATCTTCCTTATTCATCATGCGGCTTGCGTTAGCCAAGGTATGCGGCTTATAGATGCGGTTGCCGTCTCGGTCGTAATCCTCAAACAGCACCTCTTTAATATCGAAACGCTTATCCATATCGGACAGCCACTTGTCGAAATCGGATTGGTATTGCGTCTGCACAATATCCTGTGCGGCGATGAGCGTTGAGGTAAGGTCAATCTTGCCGTCTTCACGAATAGCACGCTCCATAGCGTGATAGCCGTTGCTCAATACGTTATACCGCACACCGTACAGGTCTATCTCGTCAATAGCCTGCTGCGCGAACTTCTTATAGAACTGCTTGGCTTCGGGGTCGTCGATGGTCTGCTGATAACGTGCCTTGCTCTCTTGTGCGTCTTGCAGCATGTCCTCGGCAGTCTTGCCCTGCTGCTCTGCAATAAGCGAAAGCAGGGTACGGTAGTCCTCTTTGGTCAGATCAAGAATACCCTTATCGTATAAAGGTCTGAAACGCTCCTTGATGTCATCGGAAATACCGCTGTTGAAATACACGTCACCCGGTTCAATCCCTTTCTCCAGCAGATACCAATAAGCGAGACCTGCACGGACGTTTCCGCTGTCAAGATAGTCATCAAAGTCTAACTTGATACGCGACAAGATAGGCTGACGAGCTTCATTATTAGCAAACAACTTCGTGATTGTTTGGTAATAATTATCATCTCCCTTGTCGCTCATAATACGTTCTACACTCGGATAGGTCGGACTCCAGATGTCGCCGGTGAACGTACCTGCATTACGTCCCGTCTTGCTATCTACCAGCGATGAAGGCATTATCAGCGAAATATCGCCGTACTGCTCATGGTTCTGCCGTGCAATATCTATGACAGCCGTGGACGGATTAGCCAAGCCGCCCATCTTGATAGCCTTCCTCAGTTTCTCTGCGCTGATGTTATGCAGACCGACCAGCGTGTTCTTACCTACCGGAATAGTCTGCGTGCCACTAACCGACAGACGCAGAACATCGGGACGCAGGTACATACGGCGACCGAGATAACGGCTACCGCTCAAATCAAAACGCTTGCTCAACGGAATAACCTTACCATCCTTGTCACGGAGCACAGGCGCAGCACTCTTCAACGATGCTGCATGGCCGTACTGCTCTGCCGAATCAGCCAGCGTCACCACCACGCCCTTGCCGACAGCCTGCACACAAGCCTCAGCCGTGTTGCCGCTATCGACTACATTATCTATAATAATAGGTGTCTTGTCAGCCGGAATCTCTCCCTCAACGGCTATACCCAACTGCTTGGAAGCCATCGGTACGCCTGTGGTCTTCTTGGCTTGGTACTGACTCTCACGCGGAGCAGAACGCAGCACGTCTGCCACCTCGCTACCCGTCACCTCGGCGATAGCCTTTGCCAAATCGAGCATGTCCGTAGCCGTACCGCTATGGCTCGGAGCCGGAATAAGTACGGCATTGTCCGGAATAAGCGGCGCGATGAGGTCGGCTGCTTCCTTGATGAGTGCTTTGTCACGGGTCTTAACGCCCTTGGCCAGACGTTTGAGATTGTTGTACGTGCCGACGCTCATATACGGAGTAATACCGTTACCGATATTCTCCTTCAGTGCCTCGTAGAAGATGTTCGTGGCGGTCTTGATGTCACCCGACTCAGCGGCTTGCACATACTCGGCATCACGCTGACGGAGGAAGTCACTCACGCGCTTCCACGGGTTCATGTTATCCACGAAATCCTTTAGTACCTGATCATAGACCTGCTCGGCACTCTCGTACTTGATGTTGAGGAAATCACCAACGGCTTTCCAGAAGTCCTGAATAGCCTTGCTGATGTTCTTGAAGATATTACCCCACTTGGACTTGTAGTCGGCATCCTTGCCGTGCATGCGGTCGTACTCGGCTTTCAGTCGCTCCGCGCCTTTCTTGCCGCTGAACGTAGCAATCACCTCTTCGGCCATCTCGTTCTCGTCGGTCAGTTCCGGACGGAGGCTCTTGACGAACTCCCATGCGTCCTTGTCGGCCTTGATGGTATCGACTACGTGCTGCCAGTTCTCGGGGTTGAGACGACGCAGCGCCTCTGCCCAAAGGTGTCCGTACTCATGCAGCGGCAACTCGGCATTGATCTTGGTCGGGTCGAGATAGACCTTGCCCTTGTACGAGAAGCCGTACTGCTGTCCGCTCGGGGTCTTGTAGTAATGGATTGCACCCGCATCGCTCTTGTCGGCCTTGGCGGCTTTGAGTGCATCGCGGTTCGCCTGCAGGTCGGTGCTAACACTAACACCCATATCCTCCAGCCGGTCAACCAGCGCACCACCTATCTCGGTCTCGGTGCTATAGGTAGAACGCATCGGGTGTTCTACCTGTGACGCATCGGGTGTCTTAGGTAGAACGCTCTCGGCGTTCTTTTCCGCAAGGTACTCATCCGAACGACGCATGAATTGCTCTATCGTACCGGACTTACCCTCGGTGATGGGGTTAATATCAACCTTAACACCGTCTAACTCTATATTCTCACCTGCAAATAGATTGAACAGGCTATCCTCACGGGCATTACCCTTGAACTCTACGATAGCATCCAGATCGCTATCTTCACGGGCATTACCGTTGACGCGAGAGCCGATAACCTTGGTTCCAACTATCTCAACGTCGTTATAGCCGTTCTCATCAAGAATGTTACGTACCACACGTCCAATATAGTCCTCTGCCTCGGCTACGTTATACGACATGCCTTGCAGTTGTTTGGAGTTCGGACGCTCGGGTACGATTTTGTCAGTTACTTCTCCGGCTGCGGGAACTCCATTCCCTCTGCCTTCAGTTGGTCGTAGGCTGCGTTGATCAACGCCAGTTCCTTGTCCTCCCACTCCTGCGGGTTCTGCTGTCTGATCTCGCCCGCTCTCTGGGCTACTACTTGCGGAACGGTTATCGTAAACTGGATTCCTCCGTCCCTTACTGAGAGTCTTGCTTGCTCGTTGTTCATTGTTTATGGATTTTATGATATTAACAAGTTCGTCATTGGCTCCTACCTCTCGGAGTGTGGCTTCCAACTCGGCATCGTTCTCTGCTCGGTAGGCTGCTTCCATACCAAAAGAGATGAACTCGTCTGCCAACTCATTAAAGTCGCGTCCAAGATAGAATCCGCTATGCTTTGCCAACGCATCTACTATCTCATTCAACTCCTGATAACCTACCGCATTGAATACACGGTCAAGGTCGGCTTTCGTCGTAAGCAGATGTTGACGTTCGTGAACATAATTGGTACGTGCCAACTCCGGAGTGTTACACTCATCGGCATTGAGATAGATACGACCTTTGTACTTAATACCGTTGACGTGAGCACCATTAGCTACTGCTATCTTGGCACGCTCGATAGATTCTTCACTTGCACCAAGGCTTCTTAACAGTTCCTCCGTGCTTGCGTCATCAAACAGTTCAAACGGATGCTCATCATCGGCGATGCCGTTCAGATACTCCGTTAACTGTTCGCGTTGGGTTGGTCGAACTTCTCCCGCATTTGCAGTTCCGCTTGATACAGGAGATTGAGATTGCGCTCCTTCCTCTGCTGCTCCGTTAAGGGCTGCTGCGAGGTCGGGTTGTTGTTTGGTGTAGTACTCATATACATCTTGTTTTATATCTTCCGACGAACGTGGCTCGAAGAATCCCATCTGGCCGTTAGCCTCGTCACGAGCGGAGTTGTTATACAGATTCAGCATCTCGCGCAACTGCTCTACTCCGGCAGACATGCGATTAGCCAAAATAATATCAAAGCCATCAAAGCGGTCAGTTACCTTGCCTTGGAAAGCATCTACCTGACGCAAGAATAACTGGAACGCATCCGCGGTACTCTTACCCTCGTTCGCCTTGCGTGCTTCGTAGAGTATCTGAACTGCCTTGTTTATGCTTTCTGTCAACTCATAGCCCTTCAATCGGCGGTTCTCTACGATACTCGGTAAAGCACGAAGGATAGCCTGCTTGAGCGTCTTTTCTCCGGCAAGCATCCGTATTGTTTGCTCATCAAAAAGTGTGCCAAGCAGCATGTCCGTAACGTACTCTCTGCCACTTTGGCTGAATTTGAAGCCTGTTCCGGTGCTTTCTGTCAGTCCGGCTACCTCTTGCTGCGTCATCAAGCCCTCGCTGATGAGCGACTGCACGATGTCAGCCGCAGCGTTCTCGGAGCCAAAGAACGAATCCAACGAATCGTACTGATCCATTACCTCTAACATCTTGTCACGCACGGCTTCCGTCACCATCTTGGAGTTAGCTATAGCGCGGTTGACGCTGCTCTTGGTCTTCTTCTCCTGCTGGTTGAACATAGCAAATGTGCCGGTCGTAAACGGCAACTCATCCTCAACGACGAATTGCAGACGCGGATGCTGGTACTCTGCCAACTGCTCCGGCGTGAAGCCGTACTGCTGCGCGTTCTCTGCCAATGCAGCAAGATAGGCTTGGTCGGTGTTGTTCTCTGCGGCGATGATGCCGGAGATAGTGCGGTTATTACCACTCAACACACGTCCTGCCTTGTTCTCCAAGAACGGCATCTGCTCGACTGCCTGACCGCCGTAGTTCTGCGCGATGTCATTGGCAATCTTCTGCACCTCCGGGTCTTTGTAGTTGTTATCGTTGACGTTCTGACCGTTCTCCATCACGTAGCCCTCGCTATCGGCGTAGTTCTTACGCGGGTCATGGCTCGGGATAACCGCACCGGCTTCCGTCAGGATATAGTGACCATTGACCTTTTGTCCGTTCGGCAAGGTCTTGGTAGCCGCAAAGCCGATGGTCTTCTTGGTATTCTGCCACTTGGCTTCAATATCTCCTGCAGCCTCAGCCTCTGCCAACTGACGACGTTGCTCACGCATAGCCGCCTCACGTGCCTTACGCTCTGCTTCTTCCTGCAACTCGGCTTGGGTTTTATAGGCATTAACCGCCGTGATAGCACTTTGTATCTTATTATAGCGATCAATAGCCGCACGCTTGGCTGCTTGTATCTGGTCATTCTGACGCTTGAAGTCCTCAATACCATCGAAGCGACCTACTTTCAGTTTGGCGGTACGCTTTACCTCGGCATCTGCCTTATCGCGCTCTGCCTCCAGATAAGCCGTCGCACTTGCCTTGTCGCCCATATACTCAACCGTAGCACCGCCTAACTCATCTGCACTCATCGTATCAATATTAGGCACAACAAGCGCGGGAGTTGCTGGCTGTTGAGGCTCTTGTGCTACTGCAGGTTGCTCCGATGCTTGCTCCCGCGGAATCATGGCATATCCGTTCTCTGCAAGTTGCTCTGCTGAAATAGAATTGACGTTAGGTGTACCGTCGCTATTAAGCAACTGATACGTACCATCACCATTATCTACCACAGCCATAGTCTCATTCCCATTTGTGAACTCAACCACTCCTTCCGGCAGGTTCTGTGCCGCTTGCTCCGCAGCTTCCTGCTGTGCTTCCGCTGCTAACCGTTGCTCCGTCAATGTGGCAACGATATTATCAGCAGGCTCTGGAGTGGAGAGTAAGTCGAGCTTTCTTGCAGACACTTGTTCAACAGTCCCATCCTCGTATTTAACCGTTACAATATCATCATTACTAATACGCGGTCCTTCCGGGTTAGTGGTATCAACTACGACTTCTCCATTGCCCACTATAAATCCTGCCTTACCATCTACTCCGGCTTGTTTAACCGGATAGACGTAGCCGTTATTATGCGTTTGCGATGCTACCTCTTCTTCGACCTCTTGACGGATCATCTGATCACGTGTAGGCTGAACAGGCTGCTGCTGCGGAGAGGTGAAGTAATCATCCGGACCTCCGGCTTCTAATTCTCCTGCTATACGCGTACTCTCAGATGTTGGATTTGGCATCGCTTCTGCGAGACGACGAAGATAGTTATCATAGATACCGCGTTCTTTATAGTCAAGGTTGCTATAATCTCTACTGATTATATCGCCAAGTTCTTTAGCACTAATACCGGAATCGGAAGCCGCTTGCGCTCTTACTGCGCTCAGAATATTAAAGAATGCCGGCGTCTTACTCTTACTAGCCAGGTACTCCTCAAACATACCTCGAATAGCAGCCGCCTCTGTATTTTGCGCGATGGCACGTCCACGCTCCGCGTTCGGATTAAGTAATGCTTCGCGCATGATAGAATACAGTTGCTCTTTAGAGTACTGCGGGTATTGCTTTTGGAGCTCAATGATAGCCTGGTCGGCTACATCTTGTAAGTCTTGCGCAAACTGATAGTTACTAACAACACCCTCTTGCCATGTGCGCATATTATTACGTGTCTCGTCATACTGCTTCTGACGATACTCTTCCGCCTTTGCTTTGCTCGTGAAGTACCTGGTCTCGTATGGCATTCCTCCGTTGTCGAACGTACGTACAACATATCGGCCTTGCTCGTCCTGAATAACGTCGCTGGTGTAAATCGGTCTGAGATTAGCATCTACTTTGCCATACAGAAGCGAAGCCAGTTTGTACTTAGCCTGCGTGTCGATATTCTCGTTAGCGGATATATCGTTAAGAACCTTGTAATACTCATCTACCGAGGTGAAGTCCTTACCGCCATTGAGGTTTTTAAGGATGTTATAGGCATCTTTACCTTGTATGCCAGCGGCGTTAAACTGCTCTATCTCTTCTTTAGACAAGTTATGTGCAGTAGGATCTTGCTTCATCAAGCGCCAGGCGTTACCAAATCCTTTTGCATTTATAGCTGTCTTCAGACCGCCTTGCACATCGAAGAACAGTTGCATAGCGGCTGCATGGGCATACTCGCTACCCCAATCCACATCTTCCAGAGAACCGCCATTCATTAAATGGGACAAAACGGAAGAGCCAACCATGATGTTAGTTCCGGCTGTAAATTGCGCTGCTCTACCTGCTACAAGTCCTACACTACGACCATACGCATCTCCGATAACCTTTTGCACGCGCTCTCCGAGGAACGGCATCGTTCCAAACGCGACACCTGTTGCGGCACCACGAAGCGCGGACTTTCCAACCTCTTTCCAATCCACTTCTCCGGATTGATATAACTGGCCTACGAGTGTATGTCCCGTATCAATACCGGCCATCATTACACCTCCGCTTGTCAGTCCTTTGGCTGTACGTAATATTCCACGTTGTAAGGCTGCTCGTTCTGCAGCCCCAGCTGCGTCCGTCAAGCCAACTTGCAATAACTTTCGTCCTGCACGACCAACCACAGCCTTTCCGGCCAGACCTCCTACTCCCGGCATAAGCCACATGAGAGGATCTGTAACTACGTTGGTGATCTCCGCTCCGATGTCTGCGCCGGTTGTGTTGTTTTGCGAAGCGTACTGTTGCAGACCTTGCATCTCATACTGACGTTGCGCAAGCGGCTTAGTGCCAATTTCGTATAACTGACCAAGAATATTACCCTGAATAACCTTGCGGGCAAAGTACTCCAACTGACTTTTAGGCATATTGACATCCGTAAAGTACTGCTGCAGTTGGCGCATTACATAGTCCTTATACAACTGATAGTCTTCCGGAGTCTTGCCAAGTTGGAACGCTAAATCGCTATCAGAAGCCGGAGTTGTATCTTTCATATCCGGGAAACGCTCCTTCATTCGTTCGTCCAGACGACTGTTGAACGCCGCAATCAGTTTAGCCGGGTCACGCTTTTCGTTGGCGCGACGCGCCATATTCATAGCGTTAGAGATCTCTCCGCCATTGACGTTAATCGGCATGACGCTATACTCTTGCGCGGCACGCATATACTCGTCATTAGCATCCTTCTGCGCTTGCTGATAAATCTCATCAATAAGAGGCTTATCTTGCGCCCACATAGCTTCGTGCTGCGGTTGAAGTTCTTCCATTCTTCTTTCCACCGCGGCATTATGCTGCTTCACTTCTTCCGGAATACGCGTCTCATAGTCTTGCATACGTGTCTGGTCTTGGCGTGTAGCGTCATTACCGAATGTCGGAATCGGATTGGATATATCCGGAAGATTTGGAAACTCAGGTCTTGGCTGTATATAACTATTGACCTTTTTGCTAAACTCGTTGTAATCTGCGACGCCCAGGTCAACTGTTCCGCTGATCTGGTCATATAGATTTTTCCGATGCTGCTCATCGGCTATCTTTGCACGAAAATCTTCCGGCGTGCCTAAGTCATATACGGCACTCAATCCTTGATATAGTTTATCAATTCCGTCCATGATATAATAATTGTTTATCGAATTTTAGTATTTAATACACTTCCGTCGGCGGAGAGTTCCATGTAGTCGATGCGGGTTTTGCCTGTAACTTGGCCGCAGAGGATAACACGGTAGAAACGTACATCGGTATGCGAGACGTGACAACCTATATTCGTGAATTTGCCAGCCTTGCGGTTGAAGCCAAGCGGCGAGAACTTAATACCGTCGTACGAGCCTTCTACTACAATGCCGATATAAGGTTTGTGCACAATAGGCGGTCCTGGTATCCGTTTGGATAAAACATATCCTCCAGCACCTAATGCTAAAGTAGAAGAAAATCCTATTCTGTAAGGTCCTGTTCTTTTAGATGACACTTCTCCATCTATTGTATAGCTGTTATAGGTGAAACGAATAGTATCTCCTATACTGATTGCTTCATATAGTTCTGACGAGAGTATTAATGTATTACCACCATAGAAATTATTTCCATCTATAGTCATCTGTCCTAACTCTTGCCATTCATCTGTACCAGGCTCAATCCAGTCATCTTGCGTCTCAAAATAGCCGCGGACCACAAAGCGGTATGCTTGCTTGAAACCGATGGAGTCTAACTTAATCACGTTCGACAGATAGAAGATCTTATTGTCCGCTTCCTTACGATGCTCCAGCGATGTGTTTGCGTCGCCCTCGTCGTCCACTTTATAGAAATGTCCGTCCTCATCCACGCGGTACGATGTCGGGTAGTTGTTCACGTACTCGGCGGCGGTATAGTCGCGGCGGCTCCAGTTGCCCTCGCGGTCAAGGACGTAGGAATAACTCTTGTTCGGGTTCGTCACGATCAACTCCCGCATGTTGTGGTTGTAGTTAACGATAGCGCCCTGCAGGTACGACAGAAAGTCAGTCGCATCACACAAGTTGCTTGGCAGTCCGGCAATCTTCGTCAGCGCATCGGTAGCAATCTTGCTGTAGTCCACTTTTGTCGGTTCAACATACTGCAGCACATCGCCCTCGGCGGGGGCGCCTATCTCTTCTATCTTGAAGTTATGGCCATCATAGGTCGCCATCATCAGTCCTCTGTCGGTCGTGAATGCTATGCCGCCATCAATCGGAGTGACGGAACGCGGATTGTTACATACATCACGACCAACTATTGTGGCATTTGAATAGACCATCTGTCCGCTTGCATCAACTAAATGCGCATACACGCCATCTTTGCAGAATTCAAACAACGGAGCTGCACCCGTTTGTCCTGTACCGATTGGCACAGCGTTTGACATAATAGCCAGAATCTCCGCCGAGCCTACCTGATAGGCATTCTCCACGGGGAAGAACATCGGGTTATCCGTCTTCGATACTTTCAGTCCGTTCGGGAAATACTCCTCGGTGTTGACCATATCGGGGACGTTCAATATAGAAGATGATATCGACGGGTTTGTCGCAAGCGCTATAGGCTTCAAGTCCGGATCAATGTAGTACGCCATATTTAGATACGGATGCGGCTTGAGTTGCACGGTCTTGGAGTACGTCAGATAAAGCGCACCGCCTTGATATGTCGTTTCCTCTTTGAATATCCTTATCTCCATCTCTTTTGCTCGTGCATCGGGATATGTCAGCAACGGATTGAGCGATTCGATGAAGTCCGCACGTCCGTTCACGGCTGTTGTAAAGTCGTATGGCGGAATATAGCGCACCACTTTCTGCTCGCCTTGCGAAGAATCAATCTTCACCGTTATGTAGGCGAAGTACTCCAGTCCTGTCGGTGGGTTGGAGTCAAAGGCATAGTCCGTCTTCGGATATTGCAGATAGTCGTCGTTATTGCCGTTTAGGTTCGGCAGTACACCCTTGAACCACGAATCGGCTTGCACCTTGACGGAATGGTTGTGAAGGTGGAGGAGGTCTATCGGGTAGCCAAAGAACGGGAACGACTTGTAGTTAGCAATATGCAAGCGACCGTTGTACATATATGATATCTTCGGCAGATATGTAGTACGGGAAGTCGCTTCTATAGGAAGTGTTTTTTGTTGAACCAAATTTTCTGTAAGTAAAATTCCTTCATGTTCTCTATCATTCAAGTTGACAACAGGATTTTCCAACAACTCATACAGTTCTTCCTTTTTGTATTTCTTTATGAGATAAAACGGAGAATGTAAGAGGTCATACATTATATCCTTTTTCTTTCTTTGATATTCAAAAGGCTGCAACGAAAATGGGGATACAAGTTGATAACTACCACCTCCTGTAGTCTGAACATAGACCCCATCTTCGTATTCGTTGGTAAATAGCCGAAAGTATGTATATTTCTCTGTCTTTAGTAAATCAAATTCATCTTTTCTATCTTCAAGATCTTGACGGCTTGCTACAGTAGGATATACATTTGATTCGGTTGTAATAAATATGCATATAGATTTAAATACATTTTCGTCGAAACTATCAATTATGCTTTTACTTATACTTAAAACCAAATCAGAACCACAAACATAAGTCTTATTTTCGGAGTAGTCAAGCCATGGTCTTACGTCTTTCGGTACAAGTAGCGCATTATCGCTATCAACACCTGTTAATACTCCATCATCCTTTCTAAGTGTAACTTCTACATATTGATAATCACTCGGGTCTGGTTCCGGCGTAATATGCACATCAGGTGGGATGCCGGGTGTCGGATTGCTATAGTCAACGATAAGTGAGGAGAGAAAAAGTTCACTACTAAATATTTTTTTTCTTCGGAATCCATCAAATATTCCTTCTTTGGGACATAAATGAACAGGATTTGATGCATATGCGTAACTTCCATCGTATAGTTCAAAAGCTACTATAGCAAGAAAGTGTTGCGAAAATTGATTTTTCTTTTGAGCCGTTTTAACTAGTATATCAGTTGCTTGATATATTACCGAAAACTGCGCTTCTTCTATATCTGGTTCAGTTTTGTGTGCATCATCTCCGGGAGAATACAGATTTAAGTGTATCTGTCCAAATGGATATAGAGTACGGTTAGTTGGATTGCCATTGGCATCAACATGTACTTCTACGTATTCTTTGTTGCTTGTTTTATACACCACATAGGCAAAATCGTCGGATTCATCGATGATCGAAAGCAAGTGACCGGTTTGCGTGATCCAGACGTCGCCTACGACAGTAGTAACAGCTACTGGGGCGGTAGGTAGGTTTTGCATGTCTGACGGCCAGTTAGTACGGCTCGTCGTGTTATCGAGCGGATAGAACGATACTCCGTCCGTGCCAATCTCCGCAAACCAATAGAGCGTGCCGTTATTCACGCCAAGAAGATGATGATAAACATTAGTATGCACATAAAGTTGCGAGTATTGCGTACCGGACATGGTATGCACCAGCCTTCCGTCGCCAGAAGCACGCCAACTACCATCCATAAAACGCAGGTTGATCAGGTCTTCCGCCTGACCGTCTTGCGTTCCGATAACCGTCTCATTACGCACGATGCCTTTTATTTCTATTGCTTTAGGTGTTCCTTGCATAGTGTGTCAATAGTTAAATAATTAACGAATAAAGAACTAATAACTAACGAATAACTAACGCTTACCAGCTAAAAAGCACGCGGAATGCGGTCAACAATCTGCGGCCCGTTGAGGATGTTTGCACGGTTACGGATAGCCGCCAAGCCCTCGTTATACTGATTGAGGAAACGCGCTGCCTCGTCCGGGTACGCATACTCCAGCCATTTGTAGATGATACGCGCCACAAGGGTCTCGAAGATAGCCACGTCCAACGGCTCGACGGCGTTGATATTGCTCTTGCAACGCCACAGGATGCCGTAGTGCATGGAGTTGCGGTAGTCCTCCGTCGGCACGAGTTTACCTGCGAAATCATCCGAACTGCCGTCCTCGATGGCTTTGTACAGGTCGTTGTTGTACTTGACGTACTGCCCGGCATAGAACGTGACCGCCGGACTGGGCAGGGGATTGTCCGTGAACTCAGCCGTCTCTTTGCCCTCGTCCCACCAATAGGCTTTCTCGTGACGCGGCATGTTCGGGAAGAGCACGTCAAAGACATCCGCCATCGCCGCTTTCGCCATGGGGATGAACATGTTCTCTTCGTCCTTGGAGAAGCGGATGAGGTCAAGCAGATGCTGCGCCTCTTCCGTGCGGCGGAACTTACCGAGGTAGGACGAGCGTTTGTCGATTTCATCTTGGATCATGGGTATCTTGTACCACAGATGGAGCACGGCGCAGGCATCGTCCTGTCCGTGCAGCAGGCTGCACCATGGAGTTACGTACATCGCGCCACTACGTGCGCAATAGTTACATGAGCAAAGTTCTTTCATAAAACTACCATTTAATTATAGGTCTGAAACCTTGATTTAGTATTACCCCTTTTGGAACATTAGCGAACTGCGTATCTCCTGTCATCATCGCATATAACTCACGACGGGTGTAGGGTACGTTCTGACCATTCACCGGATGCGTGATACCCATCTGCGTCAACTCATCAAGATAGCGGTTGAGCACTCCGGGAACCTGATACAACGCACCATCATTCACCAGCGCATCATAGTCCCACGTAGCAGCCTTGTCATTACGCTTAAGCTTCTTGAAATACTTATCACGCAGCGCCTTTGCTGCTTCGTTTCCACTATCTGCCGCCGTGTTAATACTCGACGCGATAGCCTTGGAAAGCGATTCTTTCTCTTCCTTATCCAACGCAAATGACATATATTCCTCGCCGTGCGCTCCGTTTACTATCTTCATGGGCCAATAGGTAAGATCCTGTTTACCTCCTCCGCCAAAGCCGTAACTCCTACGGCTATAGCCACGGAGACCACCGCCTTTCAGCGCATCATCATAGGAAACAGTCTGAACCGTATTAGATCTGCCGGCTTGCTGGCTGCGGTTGAACTGCTGGCCTTGCTGAACGGATTGGTTGCTGCCGGTTGAAGTGCTTTCGTTTACGTTACGATAGAGCGAACGGCGATAGTCATTCAGGTCTTTCCATAAATTGGCAGACCATTTATCGCGGTCCAGTTTCTCTTTCTCCTTAGCCGCCATATCATCGGCAATCTGCTGCTCACGAAGACGCGCAATCTCCTTATCCGCTTCCTCGTTGGTCTTATCCTTGTCGCGCTTATAGACGTTACCACCGATACCGGCGCTAATCATATCGGAAATAAGCATAGCGCTGTTAGCCAAACCGTGGGCCAACTGTTTCTTACGCAGAATCTCCTCTTGACGTTCACGCTCACCACGTAACTTCTCGCGGTCAACCTGAAGCACATCATACAGAGAGGCTTTTGGATCACGGACCACATTACCATTATCGTCAATCGTGTAGCCTGGGTGCATCCTGGCATACTCGGCTACATACTGCGCACGTTGCTCCGGCGTCATGCCTTCTTGAGCATAACTCTCCGAACGGCCTTGGTTTTGAGAAACAGACGTGCCGGTATTATACGACGTCGTGTTGCTCGTGCTATTCTGCGCCGAACGTGTACCGGAACGCTTTACCACATCGGCTCCAGACGTATTTACTGTTCCGGATATGTTAGTGCCGAGATTAGTCTGATTGGCTTGCGCATCCTGAAGCGCTTCCTCCGCTTTTTGTCGCTCGGTCTCTATGAGCGACGCAGGTTGAGCGTTAACTGCGGGTTGAGGAGCAGGGGTGCCGGTGTTATACGACGTCGTGTTGCTCGTGCTGTTCTGCGCCGAACGTGTACCGGAACGCTGTACCTCTTCGGCTCCAGACGTATTTACTGTGCCGGATATGTTACTGCCGAGATTAGTCTGATTGGCTTGCGCATCCTGAGTCGCACCCGTCCAACTTGTTTTCTTATAGTTGTTCAAACGATTTATTTCTTCTGATCGTCTTGTTGGATCATTAGCATACTTCCTTCTTATCCATGATGCTTGAGTAGCATAGTCTTCCTCCGTAGGAGGATTATCCCAGTGATCAGTATAGAAGTTCTCTCCTTTCGAGTCCTCGTATTGCGTCGTTGCAGGTTCAACAGTCTGTTCCTGCAGAGTATCTTTCTTCTTTTTTGATAATAAAGTCATAGCCGTGAATTATTTAGGTAATAATTGAAATTGATTCTTGCGCAAAGCCTCATAATCAATACCCGGGTTAGTAAGCAAACCCTTTTCTAATTTAACTTTATCTCCAATCTGAGCAAGGGAGGAGTTGATTTTCTGCTGTTCCTGTGCTGCAGGTGCTTTCTTACTACCGATATACGAGTCAAGCGAACTGCCGACTATATTAGCCGCATTAGCAGCAAGATTAGCAAAAGTCTCGTTACGTGCTGCGATACGTTCTTGGTCGTCTATTGCTTTCTGATGACGCGCTTCCTCGCCTAACTGGTTATACTTATCTGCACGTTCACTGGCTCCTGCTGACATATTACCCATCAGGTCTGCACGTCCATTAGCCACAGCTTTCTGAACTGCCAAACCATACTCCGGCGTAGCTCCGGTGATAGCCGCTACTCCACGTGCGTTCTCTATCTGCTGCTGTGCGGCACGGTCGTACTGCCCTAATAAATGCTGATTCTCGCTACGAGATAGAGGATTCTCGTTCGCCTTGGCTTGATAGTAAGCCTGTTGACGCGCCGCCTCGGCATCCGCCTGCTTCTGCGCTTTCTTGTTATTAAAGTACGACATCAATCCACTTGCCGCCGTACCTGCTAAACTTAATAATGTTCCTGCTATCATAACGAATTATTATGCTGCTCCACCTCGCACATGCGAGGCTTGGAATGTGATTTCTAATAATCTAAAACATTTGCGGGTGCAAAAATACAATAAGTTACGTATTTTGAGCGTATATTTTTGTATTATTTGAGTATATTATTGTATTATTTAATACATATTATTTATAAATATTACGTATATTTAGGCAGATTTATTGCATATATCGCTATAAACAAAACATCGCCGACTTTCACAAGCCAGCGATGCAACGTACATAAAATATGAACAAACACCGTCAACATCCGGACGGCTTTGAATTATCCGTCTTTGAAATGTTTACAGGCATGGCGAGTGCCGGGGATTTTACGTTTCAGTTTCGGGCACATACCACCACGCCAACGGTCCGTCTTCCACTGTAAGAAGATGCAGTCAGCGCAGCGGGCAATGTTGATATGTGCGGTCATTAACGGCATACTAATATCTGAATGAGGTGAATTGGATAATAGCAAAGGCTTGCGACTTGTCTTCCTTTGCGAACCATGCACGCCAATCTTCCAACGATAAGCCGTCGTTCTGCGCCAGTTCCAGTTCGTGTTCATGCGGGAATGTATGTCCGGCAATCCATATACCATTACCGGTAAAGCCGTCTTGATACTCCAGGAACTCCAACTTCTGCAATCCGATACCGTCCTCTTTGGTGAGCACGGCGATGGTCTCTTGTTTGGATCGGTATGGCACACCGCTCCATTGTTTAAGCACAAGGCACGCTTCGCCTTTGTCTATCTGCTCAAAGATTTTCTCCCAACGCTCATAGTTACCACGGAGGGTGTGGTACTTCGGATCAATAAAGTCAGGATATGGTAGTACACATGGAAATTTACCAGCCTTGGTTATCGCTTGTGCCTGCTCAAATTTCGCCTTGAAGTACGTCGGCTGTCCTGCTTTCGGGTGCGTCGCCGGAAACGTCTTAGATAATATCAATACATGGGTTTTCATAATTCAAAATAATGTTAGTTGTCTTTGCACGGCATCAATCCGTTTAAGGCTCTTGTCGTAATACTCTTTATTCAGTTCAAATCCTATGAAGTGCCTATACTCCTTAATGCAGGCTACTGCAGTCGTTCCCGATCCCATACAGTTATCCAAGACGGTCTCGCCCTCATTCGTATAAGTCCGTATCAGATAGCGCAGCAAGTCCACTGGCTTTTGTGTCGGATGGAACTGCTTATTAACATCATGCTCTCTATCTATATCAATGACCGAAAGCGGATATTTCTCATCAGTTATAACCTCCGACACTCCCCACGGGTCAAACTTACCATAGCATCCGTTTTTTAGTTTACCACCGCCATGACCTCTTGTGTGGTTTGGAAAGCCTTTGCGCATTTGCGGATTATAGGTTGGCTGGCTCCGATAGAATACCGCTATATCCTCGTGATTGCGCAGCGGCATCCGGTTAGCATTGAGGAAACCGGACACCCTGTCGCCTTTCTTCCATATAAGATTATACCGCCATAGGTTCGGCTGCGACATCATCAGTTGAGCCGTGAACATGCCTTGACAGAATAAAATGATAGCTGCCGAGGGCTTACTCACTCGGATATATTGTTCCCACATTGGTTTAAATGGAATAAGGCTATCCCATCCGCCGCCTTCACTTGCAGAGTTCAGCACTCCGTACGGCAGGTCGCATATTATAGCGTCCACCGAGCCATCCGGAATATCTTTCATCCCCTGCAAGCAGTCGCAGTTGTATATGTGGTCTAACTCTATCATTTCAAATAATACGATTGGTCGTTGACGGTGGGTTTATATTCAAGTTTATCGGTCTTCACCAGATTCATCAGATGGCGGGTCACAGCATGGCGGTCCATAGTGGAGCCGATGCGGGATAACTCGATGTCTATCTCACGGCGCAAGGCACACTCCGAGAAACGATGCGCAGCACGGCGGCGGTCAATGATCGCTCTCACTGCTTTCAATACTAACTCCTCGTTTGTCATAATTGCATTGTATTGGCCATTGGCGGGGTTGGCGGCCGGCATAGTGCTTGCAGGCTTTGCACGAGGCACTAAACACCATCGCACTCTTACCAAACGGACACGGCGTCACACATATCCCACCAGACAATATTTCAAAATCAATCGGCATTAGATTCTATCCATCGTGTTTCTTATCATTCTTAATTGGTAATCACACTCGTCTAAGCCTATTTTTAAACCCTTCACAATAGCATCCATTAACAATAGATACGTGCCTTCTCTATGGCATTTAAGCAAATGGTCACTAAGACTATTAAAGGCATTTTGAGTATAACCCATTGTCGGAAGCAATTCAAGGGTCTTATTTATTGCTTCTCTGAGCGCCATCGTCTCTTGAAGCCTATTATGCTGCACTATAGCAGCTTCAAATTGTTCTTTTGTCATATTCTATTCAAATTTCTTGTTATACTCCGGGTCTAAGATCTCCAGTTGGAACAGGTCAGCCACATACGCCGTGCAGACCCATTGCTTGCCATCGTAGTGCACGCTGACCAACTTCTTGCCTGCCTTGTGCAACTGCAACTGCTCGCGCTTGTTGAGAAACTGCGGACGCACATGCTGCAGAAAATAATAAGGGTTCCTGTTCTCCGACATATTGCCGTTATGCAGCCACCGCAGCACCGCCTCACGGTATCGCGGATCCATGTCCTTCCACTGCATCAGCGACACTTTGTACTTGGCGGCTTGGCTTTGATCCGGACGGAACAGTTGCCAAAACTCTTCGAAACTATTGCGGATGTCCACCGGCACATCTTCAATCTTTTTGAATAACTGTATTTCTCCCTTATTTATTTTTTCCTCTAACAATTTTTCTTCCTCTTCCTCCTCTTTCGACTTCGACGTTGAGGGTTCGCAAACCTCAACGGAAGAAGAAGAGGAAAGATTTTTTGCTTCGTTAGAAGGAAATATATCTTTACTATCTATTCTACTCTCTTCTTCTCTTATCTTATCTATTGTAGCATTGCTATCATTTTCTGGTAGCATTGCTACAGCATTGCTTTGGCTTTGCTTTAGTTCGGCTTTGCGTCTGCCACCTTTACTGCCAGCCGCAGCACGCTTCTGATAACGAGCATTGAGGTCTTCCATCTGTGCCATGAATGAACTGTTCCAGAAGTAGTCTTTGTTGGTCTTAAACAGCCCGTAATCCTCCACTACACGCTTGATCAGTTCGGCAAGGTCGGGATGGTACATCTTGAACGCAATATCTTCGTAATCGCGTTGCAGCCTGTGTTCTTTGACACCGCCAAGCATCTCCAGCAGCCGCCACCAAACACCATAACCCGCCATTCCTTCCTTGCGGAATAACTTGAATAGCTTCTCATCGTCAAGGGCATTGACTTGGTGCTTAAAAAATGATATTCTTATCTGTTCTTCCATTGTTAGGGTTATTTGGAAATTGGTGAGTATAGGCGGTATTCAGCCGCATGTACCCTAATTATTCTTCGCCAATTGGCTTAAAATCTACATCAGCCGCTGTATCAGCCGCAGCTTCCTGCTTTTCTAATTTCTTAACGAACTCGCCGAATTTTTCGTCATTACCATGTTCTTTACGTAGTTCATCAAGCAACTCCGGGTCTTCCTTAACAATTTTACCAGCACGCACCATTAGCAAGTCAAAGATTTGCTTAGACATATTAGTAGCAGCAATCATAACGAGGAGTGACGGCATATTACCGCCTTCTTCCTTGACAAATTCAACAGCTTTAGTTGCGAGATTCTGGATCTCCGTAGAAAGTTCCAGTCCTTTCTCTAATTGTTCTGGGTTCATAATATTTTTGTTTTGATTGATTATTACTTTTCGCCTTTCTTTACCAGTTCGCTAAATTCCTTACTATATGTATCAGGAAGTGTTTTAAATATCTTCATTGCTTCTGGGAATATATAATGAGTAGGGGAATAAAAATCGCCACTGTGTATCCATAAAATATAACAATGGTCATCCTCCGTTATATGGGCTTCGCTGACATCATCATATTTAAATGTCAATAGCGATTTGTTAGTTCTCAATTCCCCTTCTCTTGACCATCTACATTTGAAGGTCTTTCCATATCCAACAATTACCGGTTCCATACTATTCTCCTTTCTCCGGACGCAAGATGTCCAGCACCGGCGACTTCGCTATCGACAATATCTCGCAGTCAAAGCTCGCAAGGTGTTTGTGTAGCTCCTTCAGCGCACCGTCGATGGTGTTGTCCTTCACCAGCACTTTGACGGCTTTGCGGCTTTCCTTGTCGCCGTCGATGGTGATCATCTCCACCTTTGCCTCGTACCAGTTCTCACCGTCACCGGGGAAGATGTCGAACAAATGCCGTTTGCGTATCTGCGGTGTCTCGCTATCGCCGAAGACAAACGGCTTGATCTCGTCCATCACTTGTTTCTCTGCGTCGGCGCAATTGACCGCTTCCACCAGATACGTCTCTTTTACTTTGGCGGGGTTGTCCTCGCCGGTCTGCTTCTCATAAACAGCCTTTACTTCATGAAAAATCATAATCTTTCGGGGGTTTAATAATTAAACAATTGGGTTATTGACCAAGTGACATTAGAATCTTATTAAGATAATCCGCTATGGCTACTAACTCCGGAATATCCTTATACGCTTCCTTATCGCCTTTGCATAACGCCTGTTCCATGCTAAAGGTATTGTATTGGTAGTTTTCCGGCTTGCAGAAGAACTTACACAGTTCGCTCAGTTCCTCGAACTCCTTAACATTAACCTCCTCGCCACGTGCCTTATACAACTTCTCACGGCGGTCAATCTCCTTATCCGATGCGCTATTGCTTATAAGCGTCCAGATGAGTTTGTTTGCTGCCTTCTCGTTGAGTTTATCCACACGCTTAAGAAGTAAGCTCTCATACTCCTCTTTGGAGATATTGACCATCTTTCCGTTCTTTTCGGTCTGATAGATACCAATATCAACCTTTTCGCCGGACGGAGTTATCACATACAATATACCTTTTGTGTCAAAGTCTCCGTTACGCTTATCCGCAAGGAATGTCTGCGCATAGATTTTATATTTCCCTCTTACGGGGACGTACGGCATCGTGATAGGGAACATCTCATCAAGGAACCCATCCCAACTACTATACGTGTCTGATGGCTGCTCTATGTCGATGAAATACGCTCTATCTACATCATGGTAACTTACTTTACCGTCCAATGTCTCCTCTCTGAACAGGCTTGACATTCTCGGACATTGGTAGTGAGACTTCAGCCCACGACTTCTAAGGTATTCATCTGACTCCAGCGGATTTGCCTCTATTCCTCGTTCTACACTAAAGAAGTCCTCATCGGTTATAGGAGTTAGCGGCTGACCGTCCATCAATCTGATAAGGATGTTCTTTGTGAAGTTAAAACTACTTCCGCTATGCCCATCCTCCATTAAAGAATTATAGGCTTTTAGTGCAGACTTATAGCAACTGCATCCGTAATCGAAATCATTGCTATCAAAGTTAAAATCGGGATTTTCTTTTTTACAAGCAATTCGGCATTCCCGTTCTGCCCATTCTGACATATTCATAATCTTTCGGGGTTTTGATAATTAAACAATTATTGTTGGTTAGTCTCCTGGATATTTTATCAATCCTTTCTTCCTTAGCACATAAAGATTATAAAGTTTAAACCAATATTCATCATCTATAGCCAAGAACCTCCTTCTATGCTTTATACTTGCCTCTTTTGTGTGCTTATATTCCAATATAGTTTTATAGTCTGTATTATGAAATCTATCTTCAAAATTACATCCTATTTCCTCTATCTTATTATGACAATTCACTTTAATGAAGCACACTAATTCTATTTTACCGTAAGAAGTTGAATCGTACTCTTTCTTGGCAAAGACAAATGTATCAGAAAGCCAGTACGGATTATCTACTTCATATATCTCTAATTTCATACTTCTTCTTAATTTAGATTTATTTGCAGATAATTAAACAATTGGGTTATTGGGTTTGCCATTCTCCGCATCTGAACTTATTGATAGCGTCTAATTGTTCCTGATGCGAATCTTAACACACTTTTCAAACCAATATTTGAAATTATTGCGGCATTTTTCTCTCTCTCTTGCCCAATACTCGCCGTTTGTCATTCCTAATAATGGATTGTAATAATCTGCTTCATCCTGCCGCCTTCTTATATCAGGCACAGCCGATCTTACTATGATAGTCTTCTTACTCATGTTTCTTCATCCATTGCGTGACCTTCATACGAAAAGCCGAATTTATTTACTGTCCGTTTAGAATAGACGGTCTTTAACTCTATCTTGCCGGTCGATACTTTGCCGACTACCCATATTCTGCCTTTAAACCATATCACGTCATTAGGCAGTAACATGCCGGCTTTATTGATCTGCTGGGCTTTCTTCTCTCGTTCTATTATACCGATGGTATGAACTGCTTTGGCTGCTACTGCAAGCGCATCTGCTAATAATTTACCTATTGCCATTTCTTATTGATCTTTAAAAAGGTCTTCTTGCCGGAGTTGTCCTCTCCGGTCTGCCTGTCGTAAGCGACATCCACTTGATGAAATACCATATGGTTTATGATTTTTGTGGGTTAATAATGTTATAGTTTCCAAGGATTAACTATCTCAAAGGACGGCTTATCGTCCTTATGCCGCAGTAAAGCATCATGCAGCATCTTTCCGGCTTCCTTAGCGCTAATCTCTTTAATAATGACCTTATTCATCCAAATTAAGCCTTTTAATTGCTTCCATAGCAAGTTCTTTAGCAGCCTCTCTCACGGATTCTGCTTATTGATCTTAATCCAAGAATCATCCTTGCTGCTATGTGTTGCGGATTGTCGGACTTCATAAACTTGTCATAGTTCCGGCAGCGCTTACAAGGCGTGAACTGCTGCATGTTCTTGAATATCTCCATCATATGGTCATCCTTTACGTTGCCTACTGACGGACATAGCCACGACTCCGACATGTGTACGTTTCCGTTCAAGTCCACCAACGGCTTGCAGAACATCCTATTCAGGGCCATACGCACATTATTCCGGAAAGCCTGTATCGTTTTACTCTGATGTGCTATCAACGTACTATTGACGCAGCCCATCGCGTGATTCTGCTCGTCTATAATCTGCTGTGCCGGTGCATGTGTCTTTGCACGCCCCAAGTCCATCATAGCCATACCGAGGTTCGTATCTTCAAACACGACACCTTTGAGCGATTCAAAATACTCCTTGTGCTCCTTTATCTTATCGTAGGAGCGATAGAAACGCTTGTCGGTATATATCTGTGCTCCTACATAATTCGGGAGCCGTACAACGTGTTCAAACTGCTTGCGCTTGTTCTCATCGAATACCCATGTGCCGTTAGATGTGATGGTGAACGGTATTCCGGCAAAGCCAAAGTATTCACATATCCGAACGAAGTCCGGGTGTGTGGTTGGTTCGCCGCCGGATAAAACGAGTATATGCGGATCGAGGAAGCGGAAGAAGTTAGCCACGTATGGCAGCAGCTCTAACGAAGCGTGCGGCTCGTTAGGCTTGGAGCAGTCCATGCAATGCGGACACTCCTCGTAGCATGTATTAGTTATTTGGAATAGCATAATTTCTTATTGTTTGCTCCTATTTATCTTCAAAAAGGTTTCCTTGCACGAGTTTTTGTCCGTTCGCCATGAGGATCACGTCTGGGTCGTTAGCTAACTCTTGCCTCTCCGCCGCAGCTATCTCCTCGTCTGCACGTCTCTCCAAAGCCTTGGAGCGTTGCAGGGCTTCGTGACTGCGGTCGCGGAAATATTTCTTTTGTGCGCTGCGCATCTCCTTGACTAGCGCCTTCAGTTGCTCGTGGTCCATACTATGCCTCCTAATTTTGATAAATCTATTGTTTCAAGTTGGATAGCACGTTCAATAGACTTAACCAAATACTCCACATAAGTCATATTTAATTTCTTTCTAACCTTAGTCGTGGACGGGTATTCTTCTCCGGTATCTTCCGAACTGTCCTCCTTGGCACAAATATCTATAATCTCCATCAACCTGACTACTGACCATGCCGGGAATGGTTTATCAACCCACATACCACCATCTTTGGGGTTCTCAACATCCGTATAAGTATCACCCTCTAATAATTGCTGGATGCGAATGTTAGAAACTACATTCCCTGCCATATTGTGTATCGGTGTATCAGATACGAACCCTATACTATCGGCACTATCTTTCGGCAATCCGAGCGATACTAATAACGCCGATTGCTCCATCGTTGTGAAGTTTGGTTGCATACTATCTCCTTTCTTTAATAATCCGCGCCACAACTGAAGCATAGAGAGGGTTAGACTTGCTACCAAGGCGAGTGACAATCACTCTTTTTGCCCTATCGGACGATGTGTGTTTAATTCTTTGTTTCATATTCGTACTTTGAATTTATCTATTATCTCGTTACTAACTAAACGCTTGGGTTCCGGCTCATGGTCTATCAACCGGTTCATAGCGTCTATTATCGCTTGCGGGCTGTAGCCGTTCTGATAACAGTTCACCAACGTCAGATAGACCCGAGCCATGTCCGATGCGTCCTGCAGCAACTGATCAATGCGCTGCGCGTCCTTGTCTTCCTCGTAGAGCACCGTCATCGTGCGGTCGGTCAGCAGTTCGTAGTAATACCGCAATGCTTTGGCATGCTCCACCATACGGTTGAAGAGCTGCTTGTGGCGACCTTTGAGCGATGCGTGCTCCATCCGTAACCAGAAGTCCATGAACATCTCCGCTTCCTTTGCCGCAACGAGCAGTCCTGCACTCACGGCATTCTTCTCTGAATCGGTCATGGCTTAGTCCTCCAAATTAAGTTCTAACTGATTGGTCATGTCCCAGCCACCGCGCTGCACCTCTTCCGGATCTTGGCTCTCGTAGCGTTCGATATAATCATCGACATCTATTGCCTCGTCCTGCGTGTAGATAATCTCCATGTAAGCACTATCCGCTTCATCGTAACCGGCATCAACGCTATCTACCTCCACGTCCGAATCCTCAAAATCATCGTCATTGTCGATGCTGTCCTTCCATTTCTCGGCTAACTGCATAGCCTCTTCCGAACTGTCGGCTTCGACATAGATACATGCACAGCGTTTCAGCGTCACGCAAAAGACCTTGTTCGTCAACGGCTTTTTCATACCAAACCTCCTTTCTTGTACTGCCGTTCGATTTCTTTGTTGCGCTTACGTTGCTCCCACCATAAGCCACCAAGCCACCAAATAAGGAATGGGTTAATCAGGACGCAGAATACATTGGCTATGATCAGCCATAATGGTACAGATGTGTAATAACTCATACATATCACGCTCCACTCGATGAGCGTCATTACTGTTAATACTCCCATCACCAGCAAGCGGTTACGCTGAATACCGGCGATGCGTTTTTCTCTTGACTCCGAATACGGATAAAATACTGTTCCAGTCATCATGTTGGATTTTTAGGAATTAAACAATGTTATCTGTTAAGCCTCAGCTTTCTTTCTTCTTCGACCAGGGCGAACATTCACCTGCTGGTATTCATTATGGTCTTCAATCCACTGATCCACTTTGTGCTTGTTCCACCTATACGTGTTGTGCCAAAGCGTCGGGATCAAGCCCTCGTTGATGTAGTCGGCTATCAGTTTGTCTTTGGATATGCCGCCTAAGTAACCGCACATCTCCGCGTAACCTGTTATATATGTCCGATCACTCAGCGGAACAAACACCGGCTTTATTTTATTTCCTCCTGCCATAATACAATTTTATTATTTGCACCCGGAGCAGGATTCGAACCTGCGGATTGATAGGGAAGTACTCAATAACATCAAAAACTATCACCTTCTGCCTTGGCAGCCGCTCTAACCGCTGAGCTATCCGGGTATGCGGCCTTTCGACCGCTCACACATTTAATCAATAAGTTACTTGTTGCGTATTTTGCAACTACTCCGCCGACGCTTCGGCTGGGTTTATTTTATTCTGGTGACGCGGGTGAAACTGTCACCCCATCCGCCTTTCTTGGTACACAGCCACTCGCCCAAGCCCATTGTCTTTAACTGGTGTGTGGTTGTCTTTAGGTTTTTGTAGAGACACTTGCTCACCGGTACGAACAACTCATCTCCCACGTCCATCTTTAACAACTGTTTCCTACTCTGAAAATTTGCCATATCTTATTCTTGTTTAGTTATTATTTCTATTGCTCTGAATATCTCATACATCACTTGTGGGACGATAGCATTCCCATACGCTTTAAGGCTTTCTGTTCGCCACTGGGTGAAAGGAATGGTAAGGTCGTGTACATCAAAGGGAAGCCCATCATTTCCTCGGTGAACAGGGGAGACAGACGGAAACCCTTCCCATCTTCCTCCTGTTCCTCCCATATCGCCGCTAAATGTTTCAAACTGTCGTCCCTCGGTTTTCCGGTGTCCTTCCGTATCGCGGCTGTTCCGCCCATCCAATCCGAGGTTATCGGTGTTGGTAGCAATGCCGCTTGCGCCAAATCTGCCAATCCCATAGAATGAGACGCTTTCGCTCCTTCCGTCCATCGTCTGCCCGTCTCGTCTATCCGTCCGTTCGGATGCGGATTGTCCTGAACCGTCGGTGTCGGCAATAGTAGTCCCCGATGCTCCGTCGCATAGCCGCTCACTATCTCCTGCGCTAACGTGCCGCTCGTCCCGCTGATCCCTTTCGACTGCATGTTGTCCGTGTAACTGTCCGCCGTACATGGTGTTTTGAGCAATAATGAACACTCGGTCTCGTCGGTGGGGTGCTCCAACGGCACAAGCCGGAATAAGAACCGGCTGGACGGCGTATCCGATTGCTTCAAGATCTGCACACACTCGGTCGATGGTGTAGCGTCCTCGCTCTTCATAGGTACGACCTTGTAACGCTTCCATGTCTTCGAATAGAGTTGCTTCCGCTCCCACTTCAACAACACTTTCCTGCTCGACCATCGTGGTGATGCCACTAACATTCTCACCAACGACCCAAGTGGGCTGGCATTCGGATATTGCTCTAAGCATCTCCGGCCAGAGGTAGCGGTCATCTTCCGCGCCTGCTCGCTTCCCGGCATAGGAGAACGGCTGGCATGGGAATCCTCCGGTAAGAACGTCAACACGCCCACGCCATTGGCTAAAGTCCGTCTTTTTGATGTCTTCATAACTGACTGAATTAGGAAAATGATACTCCAACACGCGGCGACCAAACGGATTGATCTCGCAATGGAACAGGTTGTCCCATCCGAGCATCTGCGCAGCCACTTCGGGTCCGCCAATTCCGCTGAATAAACTTGCGTGGGTCATATCCGGACGTGTTAATCATACATCTCGTGCAATACTTCTTGTATTTCGTCGCTGGGAGCGCCGAACTCTGACTGACACCACTCATCGGCGGCATTGACTATCTCCTGCCACAACTGCGGGTCTTCATGGTACAAAGGCGTACGGTTCTTGCCTTGCGCGTCCAGCGCAATGTCATAACGAGCATTGAAGTTCTCCACATTCTGCTCGACATACTTCCACAGGGAGACTCTTTGAGAATTGGAAATGGAATTAAACGATGTAGCCATAAAATGTTAGTATTTTTGTATTATTTTCTTCAAAAATTTGGTAGAGTTAATATTTTTTCGTATCTTTGCGGCAAATTTCATCCGAACCGCCAAGTTGTGTGAAATTTTGAGTAACTTTGGTCTTTTTGTGGACTTATTGTACCCTTTTGCGGGTCTTTTGTACCCATCCGCGAACGCTTTCGCCGGAAGCCTCATCGGTACGTGTTTTATATAACTCTACCAAAATCGGGTGCAAAGGTAATACAATTTTATTATATATGCAAATATTTTTGCAAAAAAATGATATAATTATATAACTTTTCCACAAAAACGCCTAAAAATAGCCAAAAATCATTATATAATTGTATAATATTATGGAAGCAGACGTACGTAAAAGGATTCTTCTATTTTTGGAAGAAGAAAAGAACACAACCGTTTCGGCATTTGCCAAAAGGCGTGGAGAAAATCAGTCGAAAATGAGCAAGCAGATTAAGTTTTCGACAGCTATCAGTCTTAATACAATTCTACAATTACTGGATGAGTATAAAGACTTATCTGCAGAGTGGCTATTACGCGGCGAAGGACCGATGTATATCTCCGACAAACCGACGCAAGCCGAAACGATAAACGCGACACCTAAAAGTGAAATCACGGAGAAATTAGTAGAACTATTGCAGGTTCAACTGGAAGATATGCGTCAGGAGAAAAACAGGCTGATTGAGATTATCAGTTCAAAAGGGAATGTTACTCAGTCAAACATTAACGGTTCTAATGTATTGTCACATGAATAG